CCCCGACGCGTCCCGGACGCGTCGGGGAGAGGGGAGGGCCGGGCCGTTCTTCCTGCCGGGCCCCGTGGTCTCCCTGCACGGCCGATCTTGACACAGTGACTTTGTAAACTCAAGCGGCTAAGCGGGAGTCCTGCGCGGCGTGTTTCCCGGCCCTGTCACGGACGGCGTCCCGGCAGCGGCGGAACCGCGTCCGGGACGCGTCGCGGACAGCTCTCACCCCGCACCTCCGGCGGCCAGGAGGCCGGCCTCGTCCGTGGCCCGGATCAACTTCCGCACCCACGCGTCCAGGGAGCGCGCCCGGTGTAGGACCGCCGGGTCCACCACCCGCACCACCCGGGCCTCCGGGCACTCGTAGGAGACGCCGGCCACCAGACAGTCCACGTCCACCTCCAACTCCCCCACGGGCTCCACCTCGTAGAGCGCGCCGTCCGGGTAGAACGCCGCGTACACCCGCGCCACCTCCCGACCGGTCGTCACGTACACCCGGTCCCGGCGCGCGACGCCGCCGAGGGCCAGGACGTCCGCGGTGAGCGTCCGCGCCGCGCCGGTCACCGCCGGCGGGAGGAGGAGGCCGCCAGGGGCCAGGCCGGGGACACCGCCGTGGAAGTACCGCACGGGCGCCGGTGGTCGGGAGGAGGGAGGCACGGGGAACTCCAGGGGTGGCGCGGAGGAGGAACAGCAGGAGGGGCCAGGCGTCGGGCCTGGCCCCTGGAGGAGCGGTCAGGGGATGAGGAGGTCCGCCCAGAGCTCCCGGAACCACACGAGCACGGCCACGACGAGGCCGACCAGGAGCCACCAGGGCGGCGCGGGGTGGACGAGGTAGGTGATGCCGCAGGCCGCGGCGCCGGCCACGAGGCCGAGGAGGAAGCGCTCCATCACCGGGGCACCCGGCCACCGCGCCCGCGGAGCTCCGCCCCGGCCTCCAACAGCAGCTTGCGCACCGTGCCGTACGACATGGACCGGTCCTCCGCCAGGGCCCGGATCGTGGCGCCGTCGTCGTACGTCTTGCGGAGGTCACCCGCCAACTGGGCGCGCTCCTTCCCCTTGATGCGCCGCCGGTACGTCATCGCGACCCGGGGGGAACGGTGCTTGACCTCGGTCATGGCTGGTTCAACCTCTCGTTCTCGTATCGCTCTTGCTGCGTCTCCACCCACCGGCGGGCCGCCTCCTCCGCGCACGTCTTGTGCGAGGGGCGGCCGTAGATGTCGCGGAGGTTGGTCATGTCCGGGCAGTAACGGCACTGCGCCCGGACGTCGGACCAGTGACCGTGTCGCCAGTCCAGGAGGCCGCCGGGGGCGGCCGGGAGTTCAGGCGGCTGGAGCCGCGGCCGTCTCCGGGGTGGCACCCGCCGCCTCCTCCCGCTGGCGGTCCGCGCGGTTGCGGGCGGCCCGGTCGCGCTCCCGCTGCCGGCGGAGGATCGCCCGCCGCTCCCGCTCGTCCAGGCCGCCGAACACGCCGAACCGCTCGCCCCGGGCGAGGGAGTCCAGGAGGCACTGGTCCCGTACGGAGCAGCGGGCGCAGTACCTTTTGGCCTCGGCGGTGCAGGCCAGGACCGTGGCGGTGTCGCCCTCCGGGTGGAAGAGGTCCGGCGGGGCGCCCAGGCACGCGGCGTCCTTCGACCAGTGCGGCGGCGGCGTGATGGTGTCCGGGGAGTACCGGCTCGGCGCCTGGTAGCCCATCACCCACACCCCGTCCCCGGGCAGCGCGACAGGCGGGGACGGGTGTCCCCGCAGGTCACGCGCCCGACACGGAGACCGGTCTCCGGCTTGTCCCCGGCCGGGGACACGACCGCGGGGACAGCGTCCCCGTCCGTGTCCCCGTCGTCCCCGGCCGCCCGTACGGCCTGGCACACCAGGACGACGCACCCGACGACGAGGACGGGGCCCCACACCGGGAACGTCTCCAGGACCGTCACGAGCACGCCCACGACGGTGAGGAGGTCCATGGTGCTCACTCCTCCGCCCGCGGCGTCTCGACGGGCCACAGACGGATCACGCACCCGGCCACTTCCATGACGTCCGGCACCCTGCCGTGGTCGGTGTGGTAGCGCTTGAGGAGCCGGCGGTACTCGACCACCAGGGCGTCATCCCGGTAGATCCCGGCCGTGGTGAGCGCGTCCTCCGTGGACCTGGCGAGCTTGCTCAAGTCCGGCACGCCGGAGGGGAAGGCGGGCGCGGAGGGGCGGACCCGCCCGGAGTTCCGGCCGGTCCCGAAATGCGACTTCGGCCGGGTCAGGGTGAACACCATCTCCGCCTCCAGGGCCACGGTGAGCGGCTGCCAGCCGCTCCCTCGCGCATCCAGGGAGGCGTCCACCACGGCCTGGCGCCAGGGCTTGACGCGCTTGGACGACTCCACCAACTGGATACGGCCGGTGTACTGGTTCCGCTTCGCGCTCTTGCTGCCCTGCGGCGCCGGCGACCCGTAGACGGTGACCTGGAAGGCCGGGACCTCGAGGACCGGCTCCGCCGGCACCTCCTCCTCCGGCTCCACGTCGTCCAGGACCGCGGCGGCCTCGTCCAGCACGGCGACGGCCGTCACCTCGTCTTCCCAGAGGGGAACCTCAGTCACGGCCGACCTCCTCCACGTCCGCGGCGTCCAGCGCGGCCGGGGCCGGGGCGGGGGCGTCCGCCCGCCAGGTGTCCGGCAGCGGCGTGGGCCGGGCGCGGAGGCCGGTGAGGACGATGTCCTCCTGACGCTCGGCGTCCACGTTGGCGGTGACGTCCAGCTCCAGGCCGGCGAGCTCGTAGGACTCCACACCGGTGACGTTCACGAGCTGGTCCAGGAGCACGGTCACGGACTGGTCCGGCCGGCACACGTCGAGGCTGACCCGCGCGGTGTTCTCGTCCTCGTCCACGGAGAGCACGCGGGCGCGGACCGTGGTCCGCCGGCCGTCCCGGGCGGCCAGGTAGGCCCGGCCCAGATCGGTGACGGTCAGGAGCTCTCCGCGGAGCTGGACGAACTCGCGCAGCCGGAGCGCGACCAGGAAGCCGTGGGGGTCGGAGACCTCGGTCTCACCGGCGGCCAGCGCGCGGAGGATGGCCTCCAGGGGGTCCGAGAGGGGGAGCTCCACGGCCTGGACGGTGGCGGACACCATCCCGGCCCGCCACGCGGCGGTGCCCGGGGTGGTGGAGGCCGAGCAGGGGCAGCCGGACACCGTGGCCCGGAGGTCGGCATGGGTGCAGCCGGCGCACTCCAGCACGGAGGCCCGGCCCCGGCGGCACAGGGCCGCCGAGCAGCACGGGCAGTACGGGCACGGCTCCTGTGCCGGCTTGAGGTATTCGGGCCCGAAGGGTTCGAGGATGGCGGGGGTTGTCACGTCTGTTCACCTGCCGTTGTGGTCTCGCAGAGGCAGCACGTACGGCTGCCGTCCCGGTGGAGGAAATGCGGGGTCCTCCGGCCCTCGGCCGGGCAGTGGTCGTAGTCGGCACGGTCAGCTGTCTTGAGCCAGACCGTGTCCGGGTCCGTACCGCCGGCCTCCGCCTGGCCCTCCTCGTCGGGGAGGGCGGAGGGCGCCGGCGGGACGTCCAGGACCACCGGGCCCGTACCGTCCGGCCCGTCGCCGGCCGCCAGGAGGGCGGGCGCCGGGGTGTGCCGTGGCTTGCGGTGGCGGCCGTGGCCGGTGAGCAGCCACCAGGCCCCGGCGGCCAGGACCGCCAGGGCGAGGAGGATGACGCCGGCGCCTATCGCGGCGCGGATCATCGGGGCCCCACCGCCTCGCGGAAGGGCAGGAGCGGCCACTCCAGGCGGACGTCTCGCGCCCACGCCTCCTTACCGGGCGTACGGGCGAAGTAGTCGCGAAGAGACTCGTTCTGCTCGCGGGCCCAAGCCACTTGCTCGCGGTGGAGCTGGGCGACGGTGAGCCGGCCGAGGGCCCGGTAGCGGCGGCCCATCTTCATGACCAGGGCGCACGCCGCGAGGGCGTCCGCCTCCGAGGAGTGCGCGGCCTCCAGCGGGACCACGTAGTGGCGGCACAGGTCCGTCAGGGTCCGCCCACCGCGCCGGTACTGCCGCACCCGCTTGTCCATCACGTACGGGTCCAGCACGGACGGAGAGACCCGGTCGAACAACGGCGTGACGCCGTACCGGCGGGCCTCCCGGTCCAACACGGTCAAGTCGTACGGGGCGTTCATGGCGACGAGCGGGCGGCCCTCCTCCACGGCGGCCGCGAGCGCCGCGGTGATCTCCTCGACCACCACGGAGGCCGGGCGGCCCGCAGAGCGGGCCGCCTCGGTGGTGTATCCGTGAATCCGGGTGGCGTCGGCGGGGATCTCCTCCCCGCCGACGTCGGAGAGCCAGGACCGGCTGGTGACCGGCCGGCCGCCGCCGTACCCGACGACGGCGCCGGTGACGATCCGGGCCGTCTGCGGGTCAACGCTGGTGGTCTCCAGGTCGAACCCGGTCAGGCGGTCGTACGTCCACCCGAGCTGAGACGGGCTCATGACCGCCTCCCGCCCCGGCTCTTACGGGCCGCGCGGGTGGTGCGCTTCGGCTGGGTGCGCTTGAGCCCGCGCCGCTGGCGCGGGAGAGTGGCCGGCGCCTCCTCCTGGGAGGCCTCCGCCGCGTCCCCGGCCGCGTCGGCCTCCGCCTCCAGGGCGATCGCCTCCGGGTCGGGGGCGTGGAGGATCTGGACCCGGCCGTCCTCCCCGGCGCGGTCTGCCTCCACCAGGGCGCGGACCTCGGCGGAGACGGGGACCACCTTCTCCAACTGGCGGGCGGCCGTCTTCCACCACATGTCATTGAAGTTGGTGTGCCAGAAGGAGTCCCGCGTCCCGGAGACCTCCGCCTCCAGGTACGCCCGGGAGTGCTCGTTTCGGATCTCCTCCGCCTGCTCCCGGTTGACGGTGACGACCTGGGAGCGGGCACCGTTCGTGAACCAGGCGAAGGCGTACGCGAAGAGGGGCGCGCCGCGGTCCGCCTCGGAGCGGGCGGGGTCGGTGCGGTGGGTGAAGTCCAGCGGGGACGGCGCGGACGGCTCCACGCTGTACTCGTCGTTCTCGTAGACCATGCCGACCCGCACGGAGGCGACCTGGCCGGAGCGGTGCATGAGCGCGATGTAGCCGCGGTATGTCGGAATGAACACGGCCCGGCCGTACTCGGCGGTGATGACCGCCTCGCGGCCGTCCGGCACCAGGCCGAACCGGGCCGCGGTCATGGTGGCCTGGAGCACGGAGGCGGGGTTGCAGGAGCGGAGCTCCGGGAGGACGGAGCGCACGGCGGCCAGGAACGGGCCGGGCTCCATGTGCTTGGGGAGGGCGTCGGTGACGTGGCCCTCGTACCGGCGGAGCCAGTCCATGACGGCGTCCGCCGACTCCTGGACGGGGTCCGCCGCGGCGGCCTCCTCCAGGGTGGCCGGCCCCGCAGGGACGGCGGCCTCCTGTACGGAGGCCGGGGCCAGGCGCCCGCGCGTGGCGGGCGCCTGGATGTTCGCCAGGACACGGTCCCGGAGAGAGGTGAGGGCCATGGGTTACAGCTCCTTCTTCGGGACGTAGAGACGGCGGCCACGGCACGCGGCGTAAGCGGCCTCCTGCTCCGTCTTGATGCGGTCGAGGTCCAGGACCTCGACCGTCTTCGTGTACTGGGCGGCCAGGTCCGGGTACTGCTCGCGGAAATCGGACTCGCTGAAGTTGCCGTTGGCCTTCCAGGTCCAGGCCGTGGCGGCCCCTACCCGGGCGATCTCCGCGGTGCCGGCCGTGTCCCGCATCTCGTTCTCCACGGCCGTCTTCCGCCGCGTGAGTTCCTTGATCTGCGCGTCCAGCTCGGCACGCTCCTTCCGGAGCTCCCGCGCCTTACGGAGGTCCACCTCCGCGATGGCCTCCGGCGCCACCTCGTAGAGCCGGCCGAGCAGGTCCTTGGTGGCCTCCAGGCCGTCCACCGGCGGCGGGAAACCCTCCACGATGTGGCGCTCGTACCACTGGCCGCAGAACTCCAGGAGGTGGCCGATCATCTCCTCATCCCGGCGCACCATGTGCCACCGCAGCTTGTTGCCACCGACCAGGGCGGCCACATAGCCGACGTCGAACCCGCCCACGGCCATGCCCCAATGGCACTGGAGGGCGGGGGCGTCCGGCACGCCGTCCTCCCACTCCTCCAACTGGTATTCCGACCTGTTCTTGCACTCGACGGGCCCAGCGATGTTCCGCATGTCCGTGGCGGGGAGCTCGTCGTCCCACAGGGCGTACCGGTCGATGTTCACCAGCGCCCAGGGGTGGTCAACGTGGGCCAGGGTGCCGGGCGGTGTGGCGATGGGGGTGGCGGACCTCTTGGAGAACAGGCGGGCGATGAAGTCCTCGATCTCCCGGCCGATGTCCATGGCCTCGGTCTCCCGGGCGGCGTAGCGGCCGTGCTTCTCCTCGAACACGTGCCGCTGGCCGCGGTACTTGTCCAGGCCGACCAGGGCGGCGACGTCGGAACCGCCGATCCCGAGGCGGCGGACCGCCTCCCACTGCGCGCGGAACTCCGGGTCGTCCATGTCTCCGGCGGGGAGAACCAGGCGCGCGGTCGGGGCGACGAGTTCCCCCGGGGCCGGGGTGGTCAGGGTGGTGGTGCTCATGCGGTCGCCTCCTGGCGGATGGTGCTCGCGGAGTAGCGGGAGGCGCCCTCCACGGTCAGGAAGTGCGCGGCCTGCCGCGCGGAGAGGTGGCCACGCTCGGCGGTGAGCTTCGCCTCCACGAGGCCGGCGGCCTCCTCGTGGCCGTTGAGCCGGAGGAGCGCGGCGGCCTGCTTCGCGTGCAGGCCGCGGGCCTCATCGGCGGCGTGGAGGACCAGCTCTACCGCGGCCCGGAAGACACCGGCACGGAGCGGGTCCGCCACGTGGTGGCCCCGGCCGCGGGCGGCGACCAGGGCGGCCGGGTCGATGAGGGGCGGCGTGCGGCGGGCCTCCTCCAGGACGTCCGCGTACACGTCGCCGTGTCCGCACGGGTTCACCCAGCGGTCCACCACCAGCGTGCGGGCCTGGAGCGGCATCTCCACCGGCTGGACGCGGTCCCAGCCACGCGGGCCACCGCACACCTGGCAGAACGGGAGGATGGAGACGGTGAGGACGCCGAGCTCCACCAGCTCCGTCGTCCCGATGCCAGCGGGGATACGGACCGTCATCCGGTCCGGGATCTGGGAGTACGGGCCGCCAACCGTGGAGCGCACCCAGAGCACGGGGCCCTCCGGGGTCATGACGGCGTAGGCCTCGAACGCCCCGGCGGGCTCGTAGGACGGCATCCGCTCCGCGAGCGGGACCCGGCGGGCCGCGCTCTCCACGCTGGCAAGGGACGCGTAGACCGCGGCCCTGACCCACTGGCCCGGCTTGGAGCGCGCCTCCTCCGCCACGGCGGCGTGGGAGACACGGGTGCGGTGCGGCGATCCGACGACGGCCATCACTCGCCTCCCCGGGTCTGGCGCGGGAAGGAGGAGAGCGCGCTACGGACGGAGCGGTTGGCCGGGTGACGGAGCTCGGCGCAGTGCCGGCAGTCCTCGCGGTGGTCCGGCTCCAGGACGGCGGTGGTTCGGCGGTACGCCACCACGGAGGCCACCAGGAGGAGGAAACAGACGGCCAGGGCGGCCAGGATCACGTCACTCACGGGCACCGCCGAGCGGGCCGCGGAGTGGATAAGGTGTGCGGTCAAGGTCCCTCGATTCACAGACGTTGAGGTGACTGGGTTGGCGGGGCCGGTCGGACCCGGCACGGTCCGGGCGGCCCCGTCCGCCGCTTCATGCGGCGCGGGAATCCCCGCCGGGGGAATCACAACTCGCCATATCCGGCGCGGTGTTGGGGCTCTCGCCCTCCGTCTCACCCTCATGGGCCGTCAGGGCCGGGGTGGTTACGCGCTTCGCCTGGAGGACGACGATCGGGCAGTTCAGCGCGGCGGCGATCAGGCGGAGTTTGGCCGGGGTCGCGTTACGGCGTCCGGACTCGATCTCGCCCATCAGTTGCTCGCTGAACCCGCACGCCTTCGCCAACTCCCTCTTTGTCAGGCCGGCGTTTTCACGGGCGTACGTCACGGCCTCCGGCTCGTGGTTCAGGGGGGCACCCTTACGGCGCCGCTTGCGCGGGTGGCTCATGATCCGACGCTAGCGCGTAGCTTCGCGTAGTGCAAGAAACTACGCACTACTGCGCGGCACTGCGCGCCCGGCGCGAAACTACGCGCTCGCGCGCCCCAAACGCGCCATGTATCCAGGGTCCGCTGGCGTAGTAGTGCGTAGTCATGCGAAGCTGCCGCCATGAATTCACGGACGCGACCTGAGCCCCCACCGGAGGCCGCGCTCATCGCCACAGCCCTCAAGAGATCCGGCCTCTCCGCCCGCAAGGCGGCACCGCTGGCGGGAATCGGTGAGGCCCGCTGGCGCCAGATCACCAGCGGCTACCAATCGGTCTCGGGCTCCCGAATCCCGGTGCGCGCACCGGACGACACGCTTGCCCGTATGGCCGCCGTCGTCGGCGTCACCCCCGAGGAACTGCGCCAGAACGGCCGCCCGGAGGCCGCCGAGGAGCTGGAGCGGCTTAAAGCGACACCGCCCCCCCGGGCCACCGGACAGTTCTCGCCCCCGCTGGACGCCGTGACCGCCCTCCTGGCCGCCCTCACCCCCGAGGAGCAGGAGGAAGTCATCCGCCGGCTACGCGAGCGCACCCCTACTCCGGGTGAGAGAGGGGACCAGCACCGTCAGGCCGGTTGACTCATGTCACAGCTTGATTACAGATTCAAATAGATCGCCAAAAGTTGCCACTTGGAAACGAACATGCACTCCACGTAACACCTGCACTTAGGGGGCCCACGTGGGTGAAGTGGCAGAGTTGGTCGCAGATTTGGTCTTGGCCGGCGTGCTCGGCGCCGTCGTGCTCGCGCTGGTCTTGCTCTACCGAGCGAACCAGCGCAACCGTGCACGTATCTCCGAGCTCACCGCAGAACTAGCAGCACAGAAGATCGCCGCCCTCACCATGGGCGGCGGCCTCACCTCCCTTCCACGGGACGACGATGAGGACCCCGACCTGGAGGCGGAGCCGGTCCGCCGGAAGCGACACCTTGCGCTCTACATGGGCGGTGGCGTCGTCGCCTTCGTCACCACGTTCGGGGACCGGGTTCGGGCAGCCGTCCGGGGGCGCCGCGTCACCGCCACCCTGACCGCCGCCACCCTTGCCGTCGCGGGCAGCGCTGCCCTGATGGTTACCTCCGGCAACGGAGCTAACGGCTCAGCCGAGGAGCGCCCCCAGGCCGCTCCTACCGCGCCCGCGAAGAAGCACGACGACCATGAGGACGAGGACGAGCCCGGCGGCCCGGTAGATGACGGCCTGGAGTCCGACGAAGAAGGGCCGGCCGAGCGCCTGAACGTGAACGGCGCCTCCCCGCTCCCCTTCCAGGCCGTGTCTCTGGAAGAGGGCGAGGCGCCGGCCGTCAGCCCGGCGTCTTCCTCCAGTTCCGCGCCCGGCAGCCCGGGAGCACCGTCCGGGCCTGGTAGCACTACCGGCCCCGACAGCACACCCGCGCCCGGCCGCACTACCGGCCCCGGCAGCCCGCCCGCGCCCGGCCGCATCCCAGGGCCGAGCACCGGCCCGACGCCGCCGGGCACCACGGCACCGGGGACGACCGCTCCGCCTACGACGGGGCCCGCTCCCAAGCCCAGCCCGACGCCTACGCCGTCGCCACCGAAGGAGGATGACGGGCTGGTCTGTGTGGACCTGCCGAAGGTCCTAGACCTCTGCCTCCTCGGCGCCGGATGATCGGAGCGCAGGGACGTGGCGACCGCCGACAGACCCACCCCAGCGCATCCACTGACTGTCCGTGAGAGGACAGACCCAGGGGGCCCCGGATCGACCGGGGCCCCCTTCTGTGTCTCCCCGTCCCCGTCAGGGCGCCTCTGTACGGGAAGTGTTCGACTCGCCCGGTTGACCAGCGCGGACGCCGCGCGTCACCCCCGGGGACCGGCCTTGACACTTCGGGCGAGCATTGGGCGAGCTAATGATCTTGAGGACATGGAAAAGGCCCCCTCCGGAGAGGGGGCCCTAGCTGTTGCAGCAGGTCAAACGGGTGAACCTACGGCGTGTCCCTGTGGGGCGGGTGGGACTCGAACCCACGGCCGACGGATTATGAGTCCCCTTCTAGGGACCTCAGCCTCCTGCCGCCTCGTGTCAGGCAATGTTAGCCACTGCCGGAACGTGCTGGTCACGGGCTGATTCCCGGGGAACCCGGCTCCGCGTCCGTGTCGGCTCATGTTGCTCCGTGACACCTCATTATGGAGCGTTCGGGCGAGCATCGGGCGAGCAGAGACCCCCCGCGACCTGCGCGGATACCACCCTCCCGCGACACCCACGACCCTACTCGTCCGAGCCCTCGGACGGGCCCTCCGGACCGTCCCCGGCCCCCTCCGCCGGCTCCTCCTCGGCCTCCCCAGCCGGGGCCGCGGGCGCCATCTCCACGGGCGGGTCCAGCGGCCTCCGCGCCCGCGGCACGAGCCCGGCCGCGCGCTCCGCGATCTCCTGGTCCACCTCTTTCAGGAGCGACGTGTACGTGTCGCCAGCGAGCTGGATGGAGGAGTGCCGCAGCGTCTCCTTCACCGCGTGGAGGTCACCGCCGCCGCCGTGGATGAGGGTGGCCGCGCAGTGCCGGAGGTCCCGGAGGTTGATCGGCGGGAGGCCGGCGCGCTTGCAGATCCGGCGGAACTCGTCGGACACCTTCTCCGGGTGGAGCCAGGAGCCGTCCTCATCCACGAACTCCTTCCCGGTCTCCTGCCAGTCCGGAGTGTCCTTCCCCTCCGCCCGCTCCTTCGCGGCCTTCGCGTTCCAGGCCTCCCGCTCAGCCGCCTTCCGCCACCGGTGCTGACGGATCACAGCGACGTTGAGGGAGTCCAGGGCGATCGTCGCCGCGGACCCGTCCGTTTTCGGGGTGTCTTCGAAGACCTCCCAGTTGTCCACCACGATCTCCTTCGAGATGGTGATGCACATGCCGTCCAGGTCCACGTTCCGCTCGTCCTGGCCGACGCCCTCACCCCGGCGAAGGCCGCGGAAGGCGATGAGGTGGAAGAAGGCGTAGAGCCTGCTCTCCTCCGCGGCGTCGAGGAACTGGCCGATCTGCGTCGGGGTCCAGACCATGACGGCGCTCGGCTTCTCGCCCGTCTTCCGCCAGTGCTCCACGTGCCGGTCCGTCCACAGCACGGCCTTCGGACGCTTCCCGGACTCCAGCTCCACCCACTGGGCCGGATTGAACGTGATGTACTGCCGGCGGATCGCCGCGTTGAGCGCGGTCCGGAGCGTCGCCCGGATGCGCTGCTTCGTCGCCGGCCCCGTGATGAGCCGGTACGGCGGCATCGCCGCCAGCTTCTCCCGCTCCTTCGCCAGACGCGCCGACTCGGCGGCCGGCGGCCGGGAGTTCTTCCCCCACTTGCACCGGGCCTCCTGCTCCCGGCGCGCGGCGTTCTCCGCCTTGATGACCTCATTCTGGTCGTCGATCGCGTCGAAGAACGCCTGACACTGGGCCACGTTGAACCGGTCCAGCCGGTAGTGGCCCACGCCCGGTTTCAGGTGCACGCGGATGTGCGACCGGTAGCCGGAGGTGGTGGTCCGCTTCGTCTTCTTCGACTCCACCCACGTGTCCAGCCACTCCCCGACCGTCATGGAGACGTCCATGGGCACGCCGCCGGCCAGACGCCGCTTCACGTCCTCCGTGCTCGGGATCGGCTCCCGGTCCCGCATCACGGCCATGAGGAGGTCCCCGACCCGGCGGCCGGCGTCCTCGTCTCCGTCCGCCAGGTCCAGGAGCGCGCGGATCTTGTCCATGTCGCCCTGGGCATCCTTCACCTGGGCGTACCCGGTGCGCCGGAACGTGCGCCGGGTCCCCTTCTCGTCCGGCGGGAGCTCCTGGCGGAGCTGATGGTTACCGTGCGCCCGCTTGCTCAACTGCGGGCACTTCGACCCAAGCCGTTTCCCGTCCTCGCCGCGGCACTCACACCGCTTCGTGATACTCCCGGCACGACGTGCTCCGGGCATGGCTGTACCTCCGTAGGACCAGGGCGCACCCCGCGCCCGTACGCATGGCGGGCAGTCCCCGCCGGGACGAACTAGGCCGGGCGCTCCAACCCGTCCAGGGGAGGCAGGACCAGGCCGCGCCGCGTGATCTCCTCGCGGAGCTCGTGGAGGTCCTGGGCCAACTCCTCCGCGACCTCCCGGGCCGCGTCGGCCTGGGGGCCGGACGCGTCACCTCCCCACCGGTGCTCACCGATGGCCTGCTCCCAGATCTGTTTGTAGAGCCGGCGGATCTGAGACTCCAGCCGGCGGTGGCGGCGGATGAGGGTGAGGGCCCAGTCCTCATCCGCGCGCTCACCGTTCCACCAGTCGGCGGCCTCCAGCGGCGTCACGGTCTGCCCGGGCAGGTGCTCCACCTGCTCCTGGTAGCCGACCGGGAAGACGAGCGCAATCGGCGGGACCTCCAGCGCCGCGGCGATGAGCACGACCTCCGCCACGGAGACGTTGCCGCGGCGCCCGTTCTCCAGGTTGGAGATCACCGTCCGGGGCAGGTCACCGCCGAGCCCGGTGACGGCGTCCGCGAGCTGCTGCGCGGACATGCCGCGGGCAGTGCGGTGCCGGCGCACCTCTTGCGCAATGGTCCTGCTGAATCGGGCCGACCACTCCAGTTGCTCCACGACGACCCAAAGTACAGACGCTGTTGTGCCGTATCAACCCATGCCGTAGAGTGCGCTGCCAGGACACAACGAAGCCGGATTCAGACCTGGAGTTGCGCCGCCATGACCCAGACATCCGTGACGACCGTCCAGGGGATGACCACGCGGGACCTCCTGGACCTCCCCCCGACCACCGACCTGGAGACCGCCGGCCGCGCGTTCGGGATCGGGCGGACCACCGCCTACGCCCTCGCCCGCGCCGGTGAGTTCCCGTGCAAGGTCATCAGGACCGGCCGCCTGTTCCGCGTCGTCACGGCCGACATGCTTCGCGTTCTCCAGGTCCCCTCCCCGGGGAACGCCTCCGCGCCTGCCGCCTGACCTCCCCCACTAGGCAACAGGCACGTCACGGCCCCGGCACCATTCCCCCCTGGTGCCGGGGCCGTGGCATGTCCGGGCGGCGGTCTCAGCTCGCCGGGGCCGACACCGCGGCGTGCAACTCCCGCACTCCGGCGGCCCGCGGGTGCCGCTGCGCCAACTCCGTCACGATGCTGCGGATGGCGGGCCGGTCCCGCACCTCACCGGGGCTCGCGCGGTGAGCGTCGAGGAGGGCCCGGGCGGTCTGCTCCGGACGGCCCCACGCCCACCAGGCGCGCGCCATGTCGGTACCTAGGCGGGCCTTCCGCTCCGCCGTGGGGAAGTGCTCGGGCCGAAGGTTCCGCCCGGCCTCCAGGGCCGCGCCCGCGTCCCCGAGGGCCCAGTGGACGCCCACGGTGTAGAGATCCACGGCCGCCGGGCTGATCGGGAACAGGCGGCCGGACGGGGCGATGACGGGCAGCCGGCGGGCGGCGTGCCGGGCCTCCTCGGTCATGGCCAGGGCCTCCGCGCGCCGGCCTCCCCGGGCGGCGGTGTAGGCCAGGGTGCACAGCATCTGCGCGTACGCCGAGGACGCCGCGTCGGTCCGCAGCCCCGTGGCCTCCACCCGGGCCGCGGCCGACTCCATGAGGGTCTGGGCCTCCTCACCCCGGTCCTGGTGGCGGAGCACGATCGCGAGCTCCCGGGAGGCGGCTGCAGCGGCGAGCGGCGACCCGGACACCTCGGCCCAGGTGCGCGCCCGGTCGGCGGTGAGCCGGGCCTGTTCGTACGAACCGAGCTTGAGCAGCAGGGCGGCACTCAAGCTGTAGACGGAGGACAGGCGGGCCTGGTCCAGCTCCCGGCGCGAGGAGGCCGCGGCGTGCCCATCGGCCAGGAGGCCCGGCAGCAGGCCGAGGAGCTGGGTGTGGGCGCCCTTGTCGTACAGCTCCCGGGCGGAGGCCACGCGGGTGTCCAGGGCGCCCCTTCCCGTGGGTTGCGGGGTGTCGGCTAAGGCCCGGTCCATGCCCAGCAGCATGGCGGCCGGAACGGTCGCCGTGGCGGTGAGCAACGAGCGGCGGCGCATCGGGTCCTCCTCGGCGTGCGGACTGGCCGACACTCTAGTGCTGGCCGGTCCGGACGGCGCGGGGGGCGCCAGAGAACTCACCAACACGTGTCGGGGAACGCCCACGGTGGACGCGGCCCGGTGAATGAGCGTCAGGTCGGTGACCTGGGTCCGGCGTTCCATCCGCGAGACGGTGGCCGCTGAACACCCCAGTTGTTCCCCGAGCTCCGCGAGCGTCCATCCTCGGTGCTCACGGCCCAACCGCACGAGCCCGCCCGGTTGACGCCGGGCGACTAACTCCCTGACCTTCGCGCTGTTCCAGAGCGGGTCACCGGGCACTGGCCCCTCCCCTGCTACACGACCGGGGGCCACCACGGTACGGGCGCCGGGAGGACCACGTCGAGACCGCTTGCATGATGTGCAAACGCGTTGCACGGCAAGCTAGTTGATCACCGCCGGGGCGCCCGGTGCGGTGTCCTCGGTACATCGCCCCTACACCTCGTGGGGCACCGTCCAAGGGAGGCACCATGGCAACCGCAGCCGAAACCCCCGTCGTCACCGACCCCGTGACCGGCCCGGCCCGTTCCCCCCGCGACATCGTTCCGGCGGACCTCTGGGACAAGCAGGTCGGCCTGCTCATGCGGGACTACCCGTACGACTCGATCATGGCCACCCGCGTCCTCGGCCAGGGCTACGCCTACCTCCTCACCGCCATGGCCCTCCGGGGCCAGGGGCTCGGGCTCGCCCCGAGCAAGCTGGTGGACATCGGCGCCCACATGATCATCCTGGACACCGTGGCCTACGCCGAGCTCTGCGACAAGTACAACGGCGGGCACTTCCTCCACCACGTGCCGAAGGTCGAGATGAAGAACGACGGGTCGGTCATCAAGACGGCCCACCTGGTGGCGCGCGCCGGCTGGGAGGTGGACCTCCCGCTCTGGGAGGACGCCGCCGACTGCGGCCCCTGCCACCCGGGCAACGACTCGCACTGACCCCGCGTGACCCTCGGCGGTCCGGGCCCACGGCCCGGGCCGCCGAGGCACGCCCGGGTGACTTTCGCCCGAACCGGCAACGGCCCGCGCGTGATGCCGCCAGGATGACCGGGTGACGACCACCACCACAGATCTATGGCACCACTACGGCCGGGCCCGCTCCGAGCAGGACCACGCGGTCCCCGACTCCTTCCGCTGGGCCTGGGACCAGCAGGGCGGGCCGGGCCCGGAAGTCCTCGGCGACATCACCGGCCAGACCGTGGCCGACCTCGGCGCCGGCGCCGCCCGCCAGGCCGCGCACCTGGCCGTACACCACGCCCCGGCCCGGATCGACGCCGTAGACGCCTCCCCGGCTCAGCACGGTATGGCCACCGGTCTCTACGCCTCCCTCGCCCCGCGCCTGCGCCTCGTCCAGGCGGACGTCATCACGCACCTCCGTGCGAACCCGGGCGCCTACGACGTGCTTTACAGCCACTTCGGGGCGGTGGACTTCACCGACCCCTACGAGCTCCTTCCGGCCGCCGCCGGCGCGCTCCGGCCCGGCGGACGCCTGGTCTTCTCCACCCTCGCCCACTACCTCTCCGGCAAGCCGGCGCAGCCGGACGTCACGGCCGCCGAGGTCCCGGCGAAGACCCCGGAGGGCGAGAGCGCCACCATGCACCGGTGGGTACTCCAGGAGCACGTCTGGACGAAGGTCCTGGACGAGGCCGGGTTCACCGCCATCCGCGTCGAGGAGCTGCCCGCCGGCCACGGCCCCCGGCCCGCCGCCACCCTCCTCGTCACGGCCGAGCGCCCCGCCACCTGAGACCGGGCCGGGGAACGCCGCTGCCCCGGGCCTAGTCTCCTGGGCGCCGGGGCAGCGGTACGTACAGCCGGGGTCAACCGAGGTGCAGCCGCTCCAGGAGCCCGCGAACCCGCGCGTCGAGGACCTTCTCCGCCTCCGGGTTGATCGTGAGGAGGGCCACCATGGCGGTCACGGCGACGTCGCACAGCTCCTTCTCCACGTCCTCCCACGAGTGGCTGTTGCCCTTGCGCGGGTTGGCGCCGAGGGCCCCGGTGATTGCCTCCGCGGCCTCTCCGAACTCCTCACCGATCTTGAGCACGCGCAGCAGGCGCACGTCACCGGCCGCGGCCTGGTCCTCCTCGTCCAGCCAACCGCGCAGCTTCCGCACGCCGTCCCACGTCTGGTCCATGTGGCTCGTCTCCTCGTCCTCGTCGCTCGGAACAGTGTGGTCGGTCAGGCCACGTCACGGCGCGAGTTGTGGGCGGCGATCAGCTCCTCCAGGCGCCGCACGCACGGCTCGCAGGCGTAGAACGGGGCGTGCCCGTTGTCCTCGCTCTGGGCCGGCCCGAGCCACATCACCGGTAACTCCGTGCCGTCGCAGCGCCAGCACTGGCCCGTTACCCAGATTCGCCGGGGGTCGGCCACCGGCTGGTCAGGGAGCCTCACCACAGGATTCCGTAGGCCAGGGCGGAGCCGATCGTGACCAGGGCGACCAGGTAGGCGATGACCTGGTGGCGCTGCGCGGCCATGGCCTCCTCGCCAGCCGGCTCGTCGGGCATCGCCCTCGGCCGGCTCTCCTGCTCCACAGGCTCACTCACAGCTACACCTCCTCGAGCCCGTGGGCCTTGACGCACGGCTGGCAGGCGTACCAGCTCCAGCCGGGCCCGCTCTCCTGCTCCCCCCATGCCACACGCACGACTTCCGCCGTCACGGCATCGCAGTAGCGGCATACCTCCACCTCCCCCTTCGCCGCGGCCTCGTCCAGCGGGCCGATCAGCATTTCGATCGCGCGGCGCAGCGTGGCGGGATCGACGTACGGCCGGCCGTCCTCCGGGGGCCAGAGCCAGCACATCCCGGAGAGGGTTCTCTGCGGCCCCGGGATGAGGAGTTCGTCTCCGGGCCCATACCGGGTGATGCGGATCGGGGTGAGGTCCGGCCAGTCGGCGGCGGCATCCGCGGGCAGCGGCCACACCAGGTGCAGCAGGCCGGGGTCCTCGAAGACGGGGCCGCCCAGCTCACCCAACGTCGTCAGCACGCGGGCGCCCCAGCTCATGGGCAAGCTGAGCGCGCTCCACCGGGAGTCCACCGTCAGCAGCTCGAACCCCTTGTCCTCGGGGGGGAGATACGGCAACCGTGCGGTCATCGCGCGCCCTCGCAGAGCCCAGCCCTGACCGCCTCGGCCCGGAGGTCGATCGGCCGGACGCCGTTGAGCTCCATGACGGCCTGGCCCGCCAGGAGGAGAGCGAGGCGCGGATCGTCATAGGCGATCTGGGCTCGCGCGTCCACCGGGACGACGGCGCCGCCGTACCAGGCGTGGAGGATGCCGTACAGCCCCCACGGGACGGGCCGGGCGACCCGGGCCGCCTCGTACCCGTCCAAGAGGTGCTGGCAGTGCCGTACGGACTCCCACCCGCACGCCAGGTGCACCGGAGGGTGCAGCGTCCGTTCACCCTCCTCGATCGGGCCGCGGAACCCAGTCTCCTCGCCGGCGCCGACGAGGAAGAGGGGGCCGCCCTCGGCCGCCGCCTCCTCCGCAGTCGAGAGCCCGCAGACCTGGCACAGGAGCCGGGCCATCATGCGCCGCTGCCGGGCCGGGTGGAGGTGCGCGAGGCGCGGTTCGCCCTTACCGGGCCCGAGCGTCCAGGCGCGCCACAGGGCGCCCTGGTACGTGCACGCGCGGGTCAGGATCGGGTCCGCGTAGGCGAGTCGGCCGGCGCGGATGTGGACGGCCGGGGTGATGTCGCGTTCCGCTGACCACCGCGTGACCCGGGGGACGCGGAGACCTCGGTAGACGGGAAGGGTGTCGAGACTCATCGGATCGAATCCATGGGGTGAGGGCCCTCCGCCCGGGGCCACGACGTGCCACGGGGGGAGCTCGCCAGGTCTTCCCGGGCGGAGGGCGGATCGAGGGGGTTGGGGCCGGCCGCCGTCAGTCGTGGACGGGACTCGGCGGCCGGGGTGTGACCCGGTCGGCGTCGGTCGTCACACCGCTCCCTGGTGGATGGGAGCCCCCAGTCCTGGCCGTGCCCTGCCGACGTCGCACGGGCACGGACAGGACGTCTAGGGGAGGCGGAGCCAGGACGACGGGATCGAGCGGCGCCACGCGGTCACGCCGCTCCACAGCTCGCCGGTCCGCTGCTGCCGGTCCATGTACGCGCGCACTCCGTCCAGGCCGCCGCCGAGTTCATGCAGCGCCAGGCCGACGGCGACGTGGACCCGGCCTCGACGCTGGGCCAGGGAGTACCAGTTGCGCGGGTAGGGGACGTTCAGCATGGAGGTGGGGTGGCCGTAGTCCAGGGACGCGATCCCCTGGACCAGCACGAGGCCGAGCCCGATCCGATACGGCTCCTCCCCTCGCCCCAGGCCGAGGCCCTGAGCGATGCCGAGGAGACCAGGCCGGTAGTGCTCGACGCTCTCCGCCAGACGCGGCACGGCCGGGGTGAGCAGCACGTGGCACTCCGGTCCGAAGAACCCGCGCCCCACCCAGGCCGCGACCTGGACACGGGGCGCGAACTCCGGGCCGGGCGGGGCATACCGGTGGGCGAGTACGGTCACCGGGCCACCTCCGTGAGGGCCGGGGCGCCGGCCGCGACCGGGGCGTCCATCAGCGACGCGCGGAGGGGCGCGGTCGTGATCTCCTCGAACTCGTCGTGCCCGGTGCGGGCAGCGTGGTCCATGGCCCACTTCCCGGTGACGACGAGGTTCGTGCTGGGCGCGGATCGTTCCGGGCACCCCTTGCACGCCATGGTCCGCGTCATGGGGTCGCCCGTGGGGTCCAGGCGCCACTGGGCGAAAGCGAAACGACGACGGGTCATCAGCGGTTCATGCTCCTCGGGGGCGGGGGGACGTAAGGGCGCGACCTGCGCCACGGCGGCGCTCACCGCTCACTCCGGGGCGCCGTGTACCGCATGAGCAGCCCGACGGCCTTCGCCAACAGGCGGAGGTTCGACTGAGCGTTTCCACCCCGGTCGGAGGCGACGCGCAGGGCGTGCTCGACGGTGCTCTCCGCGATCTCCCTGGCCCGCTCGTCCGTGAGGGAACCGGCGTACTTCCTGCCGGGCTCGGCCAGGTGGTCCTGGATGTAGCCACGGAGACGGGCCCGAAGCTGGTCCGCAGCCTGGCCGGTGGGGATGCCGTAGTCGGCGAAGGTCAGGGCCGTGGCACAGTCGCGGGCCATGTCGTCCAGGGTGGGGGGCGCCGGCCTCTCGGCCTCCCTCTCTCCTCCCGGTCCTTCCGTCCCCTTGGGGCGGCTGGTGGTGCTCACCGGCTGGCTCATGGGTGTCTCCGCACGTTGGTCAGGTCGGCCGCGGCCTGGTCCCTGACGTGCTGGGCAACAGGCCGGCCGGAGTGAAACCAATCTCTCTCCGCCGGAAGCGGCCAACGAGGTCACCGAGCGGCCATTCAGCGGCCATTGGACGGCCGCGATGAGGCGCGGAGGGAGTGATTCGCGCCACGGACAACCGTTGCCAGCCGTTACGCCCTACCGTGAGACCAAGAGCAGATTTCAGGGGGTCGCTGATGAGAACTCCGGCCAACGAGGCGCTGTTCGCCGCACGCGTCGCCAAGGGCTGGTTCTCCCAGGAGAGCGCCGCAAAGGGCGTCAGTAGCGCAGGCCGGGAGGCCCTGCGGGACCCTCACTATGAGGTGTCCGTGCGGACGTTCCGGCGGTGGGAATCCGCAAATCCGGGGTGGCCGCGGCCGGACCAGGCGACCGCAATTCGGGCCGCTTTCGGCCGGGGCCCGGAGACGTTGGGGTTCCAACCGCTGGAGAGCGTGCCGGTTGACATCCCCGCCGAGCCTCCCGCCATCATCCCCCCTGTGAAACGCCGCACCGCCCTCGCCGGGGTCGCCGCTATCGGCCTGCCCTGGCTCAACAGCTCCGCGCCTGGCCGCACCGGCGCCTCCGACCTGCGCATCGGGGAGGAGGAGATCGCCGTGCTCCAGGCCACCGCCGCCGACCTGGACGCGATCGACCAGCGTTTCGGCGGTGACCGGCTGTGGCGCAGCGCGAAGATGCACCTGAGCTACATCCACTACGTGATAGATCACGGGGTCTACGCCGACGAGATCGGCCAGGAGCTCCACGCCATCGCCGGCCAGCTCACCACCAGCCTCGGGTGGTTCTGCTACGACGCGGACCAGCAGACCGAGGCCAGGGTGTACTTCTCGGAAGCGCTCAACGCGGCCATGCTCACCGGGGACAACCCGTTGGCGACCCGGACCCTGTCCAACATGTCCCGCCAGTGCATCGACCTGGGCAAGCCACGGGAAGCCGTGCGGTTCGCACGGACCGCCGAGCAGTACGCCGCAAAGTGGGGCGCCCCGCCACGGGTGAGCGCGCTCCTGTCCATCCGGGCCGCCCAGGGGTACGCGCGGGCCGGGGACGAGGTGAACGCCTCCCTGAGCATCAAGAAGGCGTGGCGCTCCTTCGACCAGGGCGCCACCGACCGTGACCCGGAGTGGACCGGCTTCCTCAACGAGGCGGAGCTCGTGTGCCTGGAGGGGATGGCGCGCTCCGACCTCGGGCAGCACAAGCGGGCCGTCCGGCTCCTGGACCGCTCCGCCGCGCTCCAGGACATCGAGCACTCCCGCAACCGGGGCATGTGCCTGGCCCGGCTCGCGGGCGCCGCCCTCTCCGATCGCGACTACGACCGCACGACGGACGCCGCCCTGGAGTCCCTGCGGCTCATCGAGGGCGGGCAGTCCTCCACCCGCACCCGCCGACAACTCGCCGTCGTCCGCGACAGCATCGGCGGGCACAAGGCCAGCCCGCCGCTACGAGAGACTTTCGACCTGCTCACCCACCACATCGCCTGACTGAGGAGTCCGCCCGTATGCCCGCCCGCACCACGCCTCCGCTCGTGTTCACGCGCCTCACCGGACAGACGGCGCCGGAGATCACCCCCGAACTCACTGCGGTGTACTCACGGGTGTACGACGTGCCGCCGTACATCGGTGACCCGTTCTTCTCGGTCGCCACCTTCGAGTCCCGGCTCACAGCCGCGTTCGAGATGGACGGCTTCGAGCTCGTCACGGCGCGCCTGGAGGACGGCACCCTGGCCGGCTACGTCCACGGCGTCACCCTCACGACGGACCGCCCGTGGTGGGCCTCCCTCCACGACGTCCTCCCCGACGAGGCGAGGAAGGCCGCCGAGGCCGGGGACGTCTTCTGGCTCCGGGAGCTGATGGTGCTACCCGAGCACACCAACCAGGGCATCGGCCGGGCCCTCCACGACGAGATGGTCAAGGGCCGCGCCGAGTCCTGGACGACGCTCACGTGCATCACCGACAACCAACCGGCCAGGGACGCCTACCCGCGCTGGGGGTATGAGGTCCTTCCCCAGACGATCAAGCACGCCGAGGAGTCCCCGGTCTATGACCCCATGCTCCTCCGCCCCGAGGCCGCGCCCCGCTGACCCCGAGCCCCGCCGCCAGCGGCGAACGGAGGACGGCTGTCGGTGCGGGACCGTACGCTTTCTCCATGCCCTCCCCCTCCAGGCCGTACGGTCGGCTGCGCCCTGCCGCTGCGCGGGTCAACGCCCGGATTCGCCGGCTCATGGAGGAGCCCAACCACCCCCGGCGCGCGGAGGAGTACCAGCGGCTCCTGATCGAGTGGGCGGAGGCGACGCGGGCCGACATGGTCAAGGCAGCGTGACGCACGAGCGCCCCGCGGGAGATCCGGGGGGGCGCTCGCTTCTGGTCCTCCATGCCGAGCAGCATCAGCAATGGACGGGCCGACCATACGGCGCCGCGGTGATCAGTTTTCCCTCTCCCAGGTACAGCAGAGCGCCCGCTCCTCCCGGTCGTTGGAGGGGCGGGCGCTCGGCCGTGCGTGAGGGCCCGGGGACACCGGGGGACACGCGGGGGCGGTCACTGTCCCCCGGTGTCCCCACTGGTCAGGCCAAGGGGCGGCCCACCCCGGTCCCCGGCAGAGGACGGGGTGTCCCCCGCCGGGTCCCCGAGCGGGGACAGGCCGTCCCCGGTCCTGTCCGGCTCGGGGACGGGCGTCCCCGTAGGGCCGGAGCAGAGGTGGGCCAGCTGCTGGTTCGCAAGGTTCACCGCGTCCCGCAGACTCCCGCCACCGTTCGGGTACAGCTCGTGCTTGATGCGCTGGAGGTCGTCATCGAACCCGTTCATCCGGGTCTCCAGGCCCTCCATGCGCTCCATGACGCCGGGCCTGGCGGGAACGCCCGGGCGGGACGGTTCGCCCCGCCAGTCGTCAATGAACTCGTCCATGCGCCGGCCGATGCGGACGCCGGAGCGGATGCCGCGCCAGGCCAGGGCGCCGAGGGTGACGACGAGGGAGACCACGCCGCCCCAGACCAGGAGCGTGTCCACGGCCGGGACCCCCGTGGAGGGCGCCGCCATCACGCCGCCTTAACGAAAGCGTCCTGCGCCCGGCGGCTCACCCCGGTCGGCTTCCACAACCCAAAGTGCGCGGCCACGGCGATGACGAAGTTCACGGCGGTGAGGACCAGGGCGTCCCCGGCGTCCCACCCGGGGCCGGGCGCCGCGAGCTCCACCACGAAGGACTCCACCGCCGTGAGCGCGAGGAGGATGACGGCCTTCGTGCCCTCGCCCGTGACGCGGGTGGTGACCAGGCCGACGAGGACCGGGAGGACGAAGGTGAGCAGCAGCCCGTACCAGTAGGCCGCATCCAGGGAGACGTTCATGAGGGGTGCCCTTTCTAGGCGACGACAACGAAGCCGTGCTTCGCGCCGAGTCGGGTGAGGGAGTCACGGCCGGGGATGCCGTCCGCCGGCTGGCCCGGGCGGCGACCGCGGTAGCCGCACCGCTCCTGCCACTCAGACATGGCCGTGACCGTGGTCGAGCCGTAATGGCCGTCCTGGAACCTCTTGGAGAGCAGGCCCTCATCCACGAGGGCGGCCTCCACGGTGATGACGCCGGCGTACGTGACCGGCGTGCCGACCATCTGCGGGTTGGACCGGGCCGCGGCGACGAGACGCGAGAGGTCCACAACCGGACGGGAGGGCGTGGGCAGAGGCTTGGACGGGACGGCCTGGCCGAGGCGCGCGGCGATCCGGTCCCGCATGGACGGCATCGTGAACCCGCGAGGGTCCGGCTTCCCGGGCTGCCACTCCAGGTGTCCGAGGACGGAGAGGGCACCCCACCCGTGCGCCCGGCAGAGGGCGGCCGACGCCCGTTCGATCGCCAGGAGTTGGGCGTCCGGCCACGGGTCCTCTCCGTCGCCGGCGTTCACGCACTCGAACCCGTAGAAGTGCCGGTTCCCGTCCACCGTGGCCTGGTCGTCGGCGGGGAGCGGTCTCTCGGCTATCACGGCGCGGAGGACGTCCGGGTCCCCGAGACCGCCGTGGTTGGTGCGCCCCCACCCGATGAGGTGGACGGCGCCGCTCTTGGCGATCATGCCGTGGCAGAGCGGCCCCGGCAGGCCGCTGTACCCGTCGCGCACGATGCGGACGGAGTTGGCCGTGCCGCGGGTCACGGTGTGGTGGATCATCACGCCGTGGACCGGGCCCCACGGACCGCGTGCGTTGCGGTTGTGCGTGCGCCACCCGGGCTCCTCCACGACGGTCACGCCCTCATCGCGGAGGGCGCGGAGCAGCCGGTCAGCGCTCAGCGGTTCACTCATGACGTCCCGTCCTTCCATGCGGTATCGGCCCGGGGAGGAGGGCCGGAAGCTGGTGCCAGGCCCGGGGCCCGGCGAAAGTGGCGGCGGGGGTCATCCGTAGAGCTCCACGAGCACGATCCCGCGCTCCCCCGCTCGGCCGGCCTGGGCGACGCCGTTCGCGGAGATCGAGCCGCCCCCGCCCGCGCCGTAGCCGCGCGGCACGTTGCCCACGCCAGCCGTGGCCCGGGAGGCGCCGCCGTGGCCCATCTGGGAGTCACCGCCGGCGCCGCCGATCCCGGCACTGGCGCTCAGCCGGATCGCGCCCTCACCGCCACCTCCGCCGATCGCCCACTGCCCGACGCCAGCAGCCGGGCCCGCGGTGCCGTTGGCGGTGGTCGCGGTGGTCCCGCTCGCCATCTGCGCCGCTCCGCCGGGGCCGCCGAGGGCCGTGGCGTGCGCGCCGAAGCTGGAGTTGCCGCCCGTGCCGCCAGCGCCGTTCGCGGCGGCTCCCGCGGCGCCGCCGGCGCCTACGGTCACGGTCTCGGAGGCCGCGAGCGCGGCGACGTCGATCAGGGCCTCCGCGTACCCTCCGCCCGCGCCGCCGGCCCGCCAGACCGACTGTCCTGCCGCGGCGGAGGCACCGGCCGACCCGCCACCGCCAGCCTGGACGCGCACCCGGACCCGGGCGAGCCAGGGATACGAGGCCTTCGTGAAGGCGAAGGTTCCGGCGGTGTTGTACGTGACGATCTGGCGCAGCCCCATGGTCCCGGGCTTGAGACAGATCTGGCCCTCCGCGTTGGTCTGGAAGTATTCGGGGCAGACCGCGATGGGCCCGCCGCTCCCGTTGCCACCGAAGGTGAAGATCCCGCCGTCCGTCCCGAAGGTCGTGGCGTTGGCCGGGTCCGTGGAGATCCGCGCGCTGATCGTGCCGGTGATCGGGTCGTACTCGATGCCCTCCCCGGCCTGGAGCAGCTGTGCCAGGTCCACAGACACGTTGAACGGGGCGCTCGCTGAGCCGTTGCCGGTGACCACGATCGCCCCGGAGCCCTGTAGCGCACAGGAGCAACCTCCTTGGCACCCACACCTGGCCATGTCTATCCCTGCCTCTCGTGCATGTCGGTCTCCTCCTGGCCCTCGTCGGCCTCCGGGCAGTCGCCTCGGCAGCGGCCCGTGCACCCGCACGCGAGGGCCGCCAGGCGCGCCTGTTGCCCGGGCGGGGCGGACAGGTCCACCTGGAAGTGCTGGCCGTCCACCCACCCGAGCCCGAGAGCGGCCGTGAGCCCGCCGGCCGTGGACTGGGCGGCGCGGCCCAGGGCTCTCTGGGTGGAGGTCATGGCGCGTACGGCGGGCTGTGCGGCGCGCTGGCCGGGGGCTGGGCTCACGGGGGATCTCCTACGAAGGGGTCACCAATCGGGATCAGGCCGACGCCGACGTTTTCACCGTTGTCGCCCCACTCCACGTCCACGTCCGAGAGGCGGTAGGGCTGCGTGAGGCCCATGCACATGCCGGTCGCGGCGACGTCGATCCGCACGCCTGGCACGAGCTGACGGATTGACACCGGGGCCGTGGCGGCGAGGCCGGCGCCGTCCGGGATGCGCAGCGACGTGGGCACCGGGTTCCGGCCGGCGTAGGAGGCGCGGGCGATCTGCCACAGGTCGTACGCGGTCAGGCCCTCAGCCGTCGTGCGGATGAGGTGGTCCAGACGCCCGTAGTACGCGCTCACCACACCGGACACCCCGAACTGCGAGCCCGTGATGTCCTGGTCCTCTTGGTTGGTGACCCACACCAGGGAGGCGGCATTGGTGCCGTCGCGGACGATCTCGACGTCTCCGGCGAAGGAGTCGAGGTTGAGCCGGGCCTGCGCCGGGTCAGCGGTGGTCTGTGGCCGGCCGAGGATGAGGGAGCGGCCCACGGTGGTGTACTCCAGGCCGCGCGGCACCAGCTCCTCATCCATGATGCGGAGGATTGGCACGAGCCAGATCTCGTTGTCGGCCGTGCCGTCCTTCTCGAAACGGGCGCTCACGGTGTCGTCCTGGCGGACGATGTAGGGCAGCATCCGGGGCCAGTCCGGCGAGGAGGCGTAGAGCCCGCCGGACAAGTTCTCCCGGATGATGGACTCCGCGATCTGCTGGATAGGGCCCTGCCGTTTCGGGTCAGCCGCGTTGGTGCTGACGTACCGCAGGAGGGTGGTGTTCACGGTGCGGGCCAGCCACTCCGTCACGTCCCGGGCCTCGACCGTGAACCGGGTGCGGTTCTCCGTCACACGGAAGACGGGTCCCTGCCAGACCAGCTCACTGTCCCGGTAGATCGAGAGCTCGTGTACGAAGGGCTCGATCTGCCCAAGCTCGCCGCAGCACGCGGCGCCGGCCATTCCCTTGGCGATCGTGATGGTGGCCTCGGCGGTGTCGTTCAGCGTGCGGTTCCACTTCACCGACGTGAGCGCGCTCACCGCCGGGGAGGTGTACGGGCGGGCGCCGCCCCGCCAGTGGATGACGGCCCGGTACTCCTGGGGACACCCGAGGACGCTCATCAACCCACGTCCGACCGGGGGACGAGGAGCACCCGCGCACGGGCGCCCGCGGCCGTCGTCGCGGCGGTGCTCAGGATCTCGATGCAGAGGCCGGTGGGACACGAGAAGATCGGCCACTCAAACGCCTGGCCCAACGGCCCGTAGAGCGTCGGCTCACTGCTGGAGGACCCCAGGACTCCCTGGGGGCACTCCACGGTGGCGGTCTGCGTCCGGCCGTCCACGGTGAGCGTGGAGCCCGCCGGGAGGTAGGGGATTTGGATGTCCGTGCACGCGGCGCACGGGTCAGCCACGTCCATGCAGTCCCCGCCGAGCGGGTTGGCCCAGAACCGCACGATCAGGCGTCGCATCGCACTGGCGCCGGTCTCCAGCTCGAGCACCGGCACGGCCTCCAGCCATTCCGGCTGATCCATCGGGGAGAGGGCCACCACCGACCGGCGGAACTCCGCCGGCCCGGTGGGGTAGCAGGCATCCACCGGCACCGGCGCCCGGATCGGGAGCGGCGGTGGCGGACAGAGCGGGTCCTCCAGGCACGGCGTGGCCTCCGCGCAGTCCCCATAGATCTCGTCCGGGTCCATCGTCAGGACCTCACCGCCGGCCAGGTCCACCCACTGGGTCAGGCTCTCCAGCGGTTCCCGGTAGATCCACGGGACGGCGGCGGCCAGGGTGAACGTCGCCTCCGCGATGATCCCTTCGGGCAGGTAGCGCACGGAGGTGATCTGTGGGCCGGTCATCAACCCGACGCCGTAGAGGTGGCGGAGCTCGCGCGTGCCGTCGCCGGTCGGGCAGCACGCGAACGCGCCGAGCTCATCACCCCCGCAGCTGCCTTCGCACGGCGCGCCGCGGAGGGCGGAGGCCAGCCACTCCAGGGCGTAGGCGAGGGCGCACTCCTCCAGGACGAGGAGGAGCACGGTGTAGGTGATCTCCCGGTGGGAGCGCCGGGCGACGCCGAGCGCGGCGCCGTCGCCCACGAGCTGGACCGCGGTCCGGGCCAGCGTGGACTGGGAGAAACCGGCGGCGGACAGACCCATGACGCCGAGGAAGGAGGCCGACTCCGGTACGGCCGGGTCGTACCAGGGTGCCGGGTCGGCCACCGGGTCCACATAGGGCTGGTCGTTGATGGCCTCCGCCAGTCCGGGGCACGGCTCGCAGCCCTCCAGGAGGCAGTGTTTCCCGGCGTACACGGCGGCCCGGGCGGAGTTGATGATCTCCGTACACCCGAGGTCCATGTAGTCGCTGATCACGTCATACCCCCGCCGCTCGGGCCATCTGGCCGTAGAGGTGTTCGGCCAGGACGCGCGGGTCCTGAGCGTTCGTGGTGATGTTCCAGGTGTGCGTGATGTTGCGGACTCCGCCGGTCGGTGCCGCTGCCGGGCCCCCTCCGGGCGGGGCGATCACGCCACGCTTCGCCAGCAGCTCCAGGAGCCCCGAGCGCTGCGCGAGCTCCACCGCCCGGGCGGGCCGGGTCAGGGGCAGGATGACCTCGCGGCCGGCCTCACCCACCAGGCCGATGACGGGCCTGTCCACGATCCCGCCGTCCGCGAAGGGCAGCGCGCCCCGGACGGCAGCGGGCAGCCCGGCCTTGATCTTGCTGACGATCCTGCCGCCGATGTCTCCGAGGACTCCGATGATCCGGCCGGGCAGGCTGGAGAACGCGCGGACGACGCTGTTGATCAGGCTGTTGACGGAGCGCAGCGCGGAGGACGTCGCCCGCGAGAACGCCCCGCCGATCCGGGAGCCCAGGGAAGAGAGGGCCGACCCGATGCGCCCGGGCAGGGAGGAGAAGTACGAGGCCGCCGATGAGCCGAACGCCCGGGCGCGGGCCAGGGCCGTGCTCCCGGCCGTGGTGAACGCGGTGGCCACCCTCGACCCCAGCGAGGAGAGCCCGGAGGAGATACGCCCCGGGAGCTGGGAGAAGAACGTGGAGACGGATGTCCCAAAGGACCGCGCCCGCGCGAGGGCCGTGTTACCGGCCGTGGTGAACGCGGTGGCCACCCTCGACCCCAGCGAGGAGAGTCCGGTGGCGATCCTCCCGGGAAGCTGCTGGAAGAACGTCGCCACGGACGTCCCGAAGGCCTGCGCCCGCGCCATGGCCGCCGTGCCGGCCGAGGTGAACGCGTTGGAGATTGCGGACCCGAGCGAGGAGAGGCCGGCGGCGATCCTCCCGGGGAGCTGCTGGAAGAACGTGACGATGTTGACGCTGACCGCGATGAGCGTCAGGACGGCGTTCGCAACGGCTGTCGTGAACAGTTCGATGAGGAGGCCGGGCAGCGCGGCCAGGCCCGCGGCGATCCTCCCGGGGAGCAACTGGAAGAACGTGACGACCGAATCGACGCCGTTACTGACCGCCGTGGTGATGGAGGTCCAGAGGTCGGAGAAGAACTGGACGACCTGCGCGGCGCCGGTGCTGACGGCCGTGGTGGCGGAGGTCCACAGGTCGGAGAAGAACTGGACGACCTGGGCAACGCCGTTGGACGTGGCCGTAGTGGCGGAGGTCCACAGGTCGGAGAAGAACTGGCCGACCCGGGCGACCGCACCGGAGATCATGCCGGGGAGCGCCACCCAGAACCGATGCACCGCCGCCGACGCGTTGAGGAGCCCGGCCAGGGCCCCGACCACGCCCCGGATGATGGGGACGACGATGTTCAGCGTCGCCCAGCTCGCGAACGCGGCCGCGAGCTGGAGGACGGGAGCCAGGAGCTCCACGACCATGATGACGAGCGGCGAGACGGCGCTCACCAGGTTGGAGATCGCCGGGAAGATCGGCAGGAGGGCCTGGACGATCCCGGAGAAAGCGTCAATCAGCGGGGGCAGGACCGGGAGGAGCGCGGCGGTGAGCGCCGAGATCACCGGCACCAGGGCCGCCGAGACCTGGACGAGGGTGTCCGCGACGGCGGCCAGGAGCGGGGAGAGTGTGGCGACCAGCGCGCCGAGCTGCTGGCCGAGCCCGGTCGCCAGGGGAACGATCGCCCGTGTCAGGGCGGTGAAAGCCGCCGTGATGGGCGGCAGGACCGGCATGAGCGCGCCGACCAGGGCTTGGATGATCGGCGCGAACAGCGCGGCGAGACTCTGCAGAACCGGCGCGAGGACGGACGCGACCAGGTTCGCGAGCTGCCCGACCAGGGGCAGGATCGGGGCCAGGCCCCGGATGATGGACGCGAGCGCGGCGCCGACCGGCCCGAGGGCGGGGCCGAGGGCGGTGAAAGCCTGGGCGAGGGCAGAGCCGACCGTGGCGAGCGCCGGCGCGATGGCGGCCAGGGCCGGGCCGAGCGAGTTGATCAGGCCGACGATGGCCGGGCCGAGCGCCGTGAAGATGGGCCCGATCGCCGGCGCGATGGCGCCGACTTGGGTGATCAGCGCGGAAAGGATCGGGCCGAGCTGGGCCGCGACCGTGGCCACCGTCCGAAAGATGTTGGTGATGGCCTCCTGGCCCTTGGCCGAGTTGACGAACTCGGCCATGGACCGGGTGATCTCCTGGAGGTTCCCCAGGAAACCACCGCCGGCCGTCTCCCCGGCTCGGAAGACGCCGGCGATGATCGAGCCGATGTTGCCCAGGAGGTCCCCGAGGCGGGCGAACGCGGTGAGCGCGCCGTCCACCCAGGCGACGGCCTGACCGCTCTCGGAGATCCGGGTGAGGAACCCGCCGAAGCGTTCCATGAGCCCGGAGATCCCGGACCCGAGCTCCGCGCCGAAGGCCTTCGCGACGGCGGCGCCAACGTCGGTGAACCCCTGGATGAGGGGCCGGATGCCGGTGACCAGGCCGCCCACGGCGTCCTGGGTGCCCTGGAGGATCGTCCGGGCGTTGTTCAGGAACCGCTGGCTCCGGACGAACTTGAGCCCTTCGTCCGCCGCCGCTCCGAACTCCGCAGCGATGTTCTGGAGGTTCGCCTTGAGGGGCAGGAGGTTGCGTACCGCCCCGCTGACCTGGCCGGCGAACTGCTCGAAAAACGCCTGCTGGACGCTTTGCTGGACCTTCTTGAGTTCAGGCGCCAGTTCCCGGACCGCGGTGACGGCCTCGCGGGCGGCCGGAGCCAGTTTCTCCAGGGCCTCCTGGTACTTCTGGGCGCTGTCCCCGAACGCGGCCGAGAGGGCATCGGAGACGCCGACCAGCGCGAGGCGGAGGGTGCCGGCCGCGGCCTGGAACCCCATGATGAGCGCGGGGTACGCCGCGATGATCCCGGCCGCTGGCGCGAGGGCCGCGGCCAGGCCGCCGACCGCTGACGCCGCTCCGGCCGCGGCGATGCCGATGGCACCGATCCGCAGTAGGCCGCCGAGGGAGCGGCCGACCCGCCCGGCGATCCCGCCGAGGGCGCCCAGGGCGCGGCTGAAACGGTTGGTGTCAACGTCGGCGTTGACGTTGATGTCTGGGGCGTTGTGCGCCCGGATGCGCTCGTCCAGGCCGTCCAGGTCCGGGACGACCGTGACCTCGAACTCCTGCCCCGCCAGGGCGGAGCGCAGCCGCTCCGCGAAGGCCTCCAAGTCGGGGAGGATCGGGACGTTGATCCCGTTCAGGTCGGACAGGCCCTGGACCAACGCCCGGTCGAATCGACGCAGGTCCGGGAGGATCGGAACGTTGATGCCGTCCAGGTCCCGGAGGCCCTGGACGAGGAGCCGGTCAAAGCGCCGGAGGTCCGGGGCGACGCGTACGGAGACCGCGTCCAGGCCGCGGAGCCCGGCGGCCAGGAGCGTCCGGAACCGGGTGACGTCGGGAGCAACCCGTACGGAGACCGCGTCCAGGCCGCGGAGCCCGGCGGACAGAAGCGTCCGGAACCGGGTGAGGTCCGGGGCGACAGGAACGGCGGCGGCGTCCAGGCCGCGGAGCCCGGCGGACAGAAGCGGCTGGAAACGGCGGAGGTCCGGAGCAACCTGGACGCTGGCCGTCAGGCCTCGTAGGCCGGTGTTGACCAGTCGGCTGAAACGCCGTACGTCCGGCTCTACCTGGACACTGACGGCGCCGGCGGCGGCCAGGCCGCGCTGGATGTTCCGCCGGATGGTCGCGCCGACAGTGCGCGTGCTGCGGTCCAGCGCCCTCTGGATACGCGCGCCGAGGTCGCGCGAGTCAGCAACCGCACCCGCATCGTCCAGTTCGATGCGGATGCGTGCTGAGCCGTAGTCCTCTTCCTCGGCCAAGGCAACCCCACGCGTGCGGTGGATTGCCCGGCCCAGAACCAGCGGCGAAAATCGGTCTCCAGACTAGCCGGTACTCCGGCCGGTCAGGCGTGCGTCTTCTGCGGCGAGCTGCGCCATGAGGGCCTGGGCGCCGGCCTGGTCCAGCCTCGTCCCGGGCGGACGGCTCATGCGGCGGCCCTCAGCGCCGGGGACCCGGGGCGGGGCGTAGAGCTGTGCCCGGTTGCGCTCCCGCTCCACCTCGTCCTCGGCCGCGTCCTCAATGGCGGCCTCGGCCGCCGCGAGCATGACCCTTAGCGGCCACGCGTGGATGTCGATGCCCTGGAGGGCGAGACGCCCCTCCCACGCGGTCCAGGAGGCGGCGATGCTGGTGCAGAGCCGTTGGACGACGTAGGAGGGCGCTGGCCGCCGGCACCTCCGTACAGCTCCACGACCCACTCCATGAGCTCCACCAGGACGCGGTCCGGGAGCCGGAGTCCGGCATCCACGACCTTCGCCCCCTTACGGCCGGCCGCGGCCTCCTCGGCCGACGCCGGGTCAGCGTAGGAGCCCACTTTCTTCCCGCTGGCGTGGACCTCCCAGCGGGCGAACGACTCGGCCGACTCCGGGAGCATGAGGGAGGCCAGGAACACCCGGAGCGCGGTGTTCGCGGCGCGGACGTGGGACAGGTCCACGTTCGAGGCGTCGGAGAGGTCCACGTTCAGCCGCTTGGTGGTCTCCTGGAGCCGGCCGTAGGAGTCCAGGAACTCGTCCCCCATGACCTCGGGGAGGAAGTACAGCGTGACGTCGTCGCCGATCTCGGCGGCGTGAGGTTGGGTGTTGAGCGCGAATTTCTTGTTGGCCACGGGTATGCCCTTCCACTCCCGCGCGGTCGCCCGGCCCAAAACCAGCGGCGTACCCCGAAGGGTAGCCGCGGCCGGGCCGAGCTCACGGCGGGAAGGTCATCGGCCTTCGCGTAGGGCCTCCGCCATGAAGTTGTTGGGCTTCGTCCCGGGGTGGTTGACCCGCTTCGCGAACACTGTCCGGCCGCCCATGTCGAACCGGAGGGCTTTCGCCCTCCTGGGCCGGATCACGTGCGGCCTGGTGCCGTCCAGGACGAACCGCACGGCCGGGTGGTTACAGCTGACCACGCCCTGGAGTCCGCGCGGCCCGGTCTCGATCTTCCAGGACACGTAGTCCCCCATTGAGCCGGGCGCTTTCCGCTCCGCCAGGCCGGCCACCCGCTCCGTGCGTCGGCGGAGTCCGCGCTCCGCCGGGCCTCCGCGGAGCCGCAGGAGCCGGGCGATACGGCCGGGGTCGATGCGCACCTCTACGCTCACGGGCTCTCCTCCTCCGGGCAGCCGCACGACGGTACGGCGATCGTCACCCGCTGCTCCACCCCCATGCAACCGCCTTCGGGCTCGAGGACGCGTTGCGTACCAGGGGAGAACTGCGGGCCGCGGCGCCGGGCGCCGGTGGTGGGGAGGCAGCACACCAGCGCGTTGTAGATGGTGGCCGCGTCCACGTGGACCGTTCGGGCCGCCGCCGCCAGGTCGTCGCACGACGGCGGACACCCGCGCTCATCCATCGTCGGGGCGCAGCGCAGGAGGGTGATGACCAGCTCCACGGCGATGGCGGCGGGCGCCGGGCAGTTGCGGGCGCCGAGGACCACGCGCTCCTCCGTGGGGAACGCCGCGGTGGGGTAGATGCGGGCGACGTGGACGGTGAGTTGGCCGCCGGCGCCGTCCGTGCCGCACGGCTCGTCACAGCCGTCCCAGGCCGGCGGCCCGGGCGTGACGCACGCGCGGCACGGACAACCGGGCTGGTCCTCCACCTTGGCAGCGGTGGCGTCCAGGGCGGCGCACACGCAGCCGAGGACGGTCTCCGCGAGCTCGTGGACGGCGAGCGGGCTCATGGCCATGTCGTCACCCGCGGGGCCTTCCGGTCGGGGCTGTAGACCCTGCTCGGGCTCGCCAGCCGGTGAGGGTTGACGGTGCTCAACCACAGGTCAGTGAGCGGGAGGCCGGTGCGGCCCTCCGCGAAGATGACCGTGGGGTCCGCCATTTCGATCTCCACACCCCGGCGCACCACGCGCGTGACGTTGCCGGGGAGCCGGCACTCGCCGCACCCCTTCGTCCCGGCGGGGAGGCACGCCAGGACCAGTTGGCACGTGAGCTCCGAGACGGCGGCGATGGCGGCCTCATCCAGCGGGAGCCCCCACCGGTAGGTCACGGTGAACGTGCCGGGCGCGCCCTCGGGGGCGGCGAGGTCCTGGCACGTCGGCCAACACTCCCCGTCAGTGCGGACCAGGAGGCCGGGGGCGTCCACGCGGTACGCCTCGGGGACCAGGTCCTCCCCGTCCACGGACACGTTGACCACGTCGTACACGGGCCCGCGGAGCTGGACCTCGCAGAGCTCTCCGCATGAGCACGAGGACCGGCACCCGCAGACGTTCGCGTTGCGCCAGGCGCCGTCCGCGCCGATGTACGGCACCCAGGGCCCCGTCCCGGCGCCGGCCTGGAAGCTGACCGGGGCGGCCTCCGCGCAGGAGCGGCGGCACGGCCGGACGGTCACCGGGCACGGCCCCCACCGCATCCCGGAGAGCCGCCATAGGGTCTGGGAGGCCACCCGCTGCCAGCGCTCGATGACGGCCGGGTCCAGGTCCTCGGGGAGCTGGCAGCAGAGGTCTACCGGCCACGGGTCACACGGCCCGATCTGGAGCGGCATTCAGCGCCTCCCGGGCTGCTCGTACGGTGACGGGTGCGGGAACGCCCGGCGGATGAAGTGGCCGACCGCGCCGGCCGCGAAGGAGTCCGGCATGGTGGAGAGGTACGGGGAGGCCGGGCCGAAGTCGCGCGGCGCCCGGTGGAGGATCTTCACGTCCGGAATCTGCTTCCCGCCGACCTGGGCGAGGTTGCCGTACAACGTCCGCTTGTGGACCACGGTGAGGTGGCGGGCGGCGTCCAGGGCCGCGAGCATCCCCGTCTTGTCCACGGCCATGGGGACATGGAGCTCATAGGACAACGGGTCCGGGTGGCCGAGCTCCGCCAGGAGCGCGGCCGTCTCCCTCATGCCGCGCAGGTACGCACCGGAGGCGCGGGCCGCGTAGTAGGCCTCCACGTCCCGCACGGGGCCGCGGTGGAGCACGGGCATCCCACCGTCCTGGTAGTGCATGACGAACATGTCGTCGTTGGCCAGGAGGAACGTGTCACTGACCTCGGGGTGTTCGCACGCCGCCCGGACGGCGCGCGTCGTGTTCTCGTACTTCGTCCGCCCGGCCTGGCGGGTAGGGATGTGCTCCACGCCGATCGCCCACCTCGGGCGGTACCCGACGAGCCACACCCGTCCGTGCGGAAGGTGGGCCGCCCACGAGCGAAGCGCGTAGCGCAACGGCTCGTTGACGGCCCCTTCGCGCACCGGGACCACGATGTCCGGCGCGCCCACGGTCAGGACGCCAGGCAGAGGTCCCCGGCCACCGGGGAGTAGGTGCACGTGGGCTCCGGCGGCGCCACGTTCGTGACGAAGGTCCGCCGGTGACAGTTCGAGCCGAGCGGGGTGAGGAGCGGCCCCGCCGTGCCCGCGGCGTCGATCGGCATGACGTCATACGGGCCGACACCCCACGCGCCGCCGGCGCGGGTGGCACCGGACAGGGTGAGGCTGGCCGCCTCGGCCCCGACCTCGATGTTGCCGAGCTGCCCGTTCGTCACCCACGGGAGGAGGAAGTAGATCCAGGCGCCCTCCCCGCCGCCGGTGGCGCAGACATCCTCACCCAGGACCTCGGCCCAGAGTTCGATGGCAAATCCGCTGTTGCACTGGACGGAACAGTCGTCGTAGCCGATGGGCTCGCCGTTGTAGCCGTACACCACGGGGTTGCCCGTGGTGATCTCGATCAGCTCCGGGGAGACGGCGAAGAAGTTGAGTTCGAGGTCGAACCCCCTGAACGAGGGGCAGCCGCGCTTGAATCCACAGATCCGGCCGTTGGCCGCTCGGTACTCGACGTCTTCGCCTTCCTGCACGTTTGGGTTCATGCCGAGGGTGGCGAAGCAGTCGAAGGTGAACGCGTTGTCGTCGCCACAGACGGGCCGGCCGCAGCCGTCCACGCGCGTGACCCGGATGACGTCGGCGTTGGCGATGAGGGGACAGGGCACGGGGGCCTCCAACAGACGGTGTTGGTGGCCCGGCCCACAACCAGCGGCGACAGCAACAGCATAGCTGCGCCGGTCCTGTCCAATCGGGGTCAACGAAGCGCGGTACCGCCGGGGAAGGGCCCAGCGGTACCGCGCGGCTCCAGGACGGGAGGGTGCCTACTCCGCCGGCTCCTCCGGCTGGATGTCGGCCAGGTTCCGGACGGGCATCTGCGCGAAGTTCTGGCCGTGCTCGGTGAGCCGCTGGTGATAGTCCTCCTCCGTGATTTCCGTCCAGTCTTCCGGGGGCGGGAAGACGCCGCCGGACTGCATCACGGACGTGCCGGCCGGTGAGGCGTAGTAGCGGGCCATAGGGACGCTCCTTACGGGGTGTTGGTCTGCGTGTCGATCGTGGCGTCGGACACCCAGGAGTGGATGGCGGTCACCTGTCCGGCGACCACGCGGATGGCGGGGAGCATGATGCAGGAGGCGCCGGAGCCCGCAGGGATGTTCCACAGCGTCTCGTTCGCGGTGCCGTTGCCGCGCTCCCGGTGCGCCTGTCCGACGGCGGTGAGGTGCCCCCACATCGGGCGGACCTGGAAGGCGCCCCCGTCCTGCTGAACGACCATGCCGAGCTCGAACACCGCGTCAGCGGAGTGCGTGATGTCCCAGGTCACCGAGTTGGTGACCTCGTATCCCCAGGGCCGGCAGTTGTTCCCAAGGAAGTTGGCCGGGATGTTGAAGGCCTGGTTGGCGCCGGGGTCGATGATCGCCCATCCGCCAGTCGGGCCGATCGGGGTCAGCCACCCGCCGAGGAAGTGCTCCACATAGATGTGGTCCTGGGCGCTGTAGTGCTCGGGCGGGGTCCAGAGCTCGCCGGTGGCCGGGTCGCACTTGAGCGTGGACTCCACGGCGACGTCGCACGCCCAGGGCCAGGCCTCCGACCCGGCCGCGGGAACGACGACGAGGGGCGCGGCGGCGGTGCCGTCACCCGCGAGGCCGCACCCCGTCTCCAGCGGCGGGTCCGGCGGCACCATGAGGCGGCCGTCCGTGCCCATGGTGAGCTGGTTCCCGGCGTCGGCGGAGGGGGCCACCAGGAGGCCGTTCGCGGTCGCCTCCAGGCCGTTGGGCTCCGGGGCAACGATGACGTCCGCCGCCAGGACGTACGGGTCCGTTGGGGTCCCGGTCCCGGTGAGGGTGGTGTTCACCGTGTTCGTGTCGGTGGCCTGGAGCGCCGTTCCGGTCGCTGTGATCTCCCCGGTGGCGGGGTCGTACGTGATGCCGTCCCCGGCGATGAGGCAGCCGCGGACCTGCTCACACTCCAGGTACAGGCCGTCCGGACCGGCCTGGAGGAGCTGCGTCCCGCCGCCGGGCGGCGCCGGGTCCAGGATCACGTCTGCGGTGACCTCGTACGGGTCGCCGGCGGTGCCGGTGCCGGTGATCTCCACGTCCACCGTGGCGGAGTCCATGGCGGCCAGGGCGGTGGAGGCGGCCGGGGTGTAGATCCCGCCGTCCCCGCCGATAGTCGTGGTGTTCCCGGCGTCGCCGGACACCTGGACGGAGATGACGCCGGTGGTCGGGTCGTAGTCCGTGCCGTCCCCGGCGGAGATGCAGCCGCGGACCTGCTCGCACTCCAGGTACAGGCCGTCCGGGCCGACCTGGAGGAGCTGCGTCCCGCCGCCGGGCGGCGCCGGGTCCAGGACGACGGCGGCGCTCACCACGTACGGGTCCGCGGCGGTGCCGGTGCCGGTGACCGTGGTGTCCACGGTCGCGGTGTCGGTCGCCTGGAGCGCGGTGGGCGTGGCCGCGCCCGTGCTGATGATGTAGGGGGTGGTCGGGCTGCCGTTGCCGTCCACGGTGACGCCGGGTCCGGCAACCACTGTGCACTTGCAGCCAGGAGAGCCGCAGCACTTCGCCATGAGGGGGCTCCTCGCGGTGTCGCATGGGAGTCGCCCGGCCCACAACCAGCGGCGGCACTGTCGAGTCTAGGTGGCCCGCGCGGGTAGTCGGCGGGGCGCGAGGTAGGTCCGTACGGGGGGCGCCGGGCGGCGGCGTAGACGGCGGCACGCCTCCTCGAACACGCTGATGTTGCCCGGGTAGTCCAGGGCAGCGGCGTGGGCGCGAGCGGTCCGGGAGGCCACCGCGTACGCCCTCGGGGCCGCGAGGCGGCCGATGGCGTCCACCCAGCCGGCCACGTTGTCCCGCTCCACGTAGGCCGCGGCGGTGCCGAGGGCTTCGCGGATGCCCGGTAGCGGGGCGGCGATCACCGGGATACCGGAGAGCATCGCCTCAACCCCGGCGCGCCCGTAGGACTCCGTGGTGGACGGCATCAGCAGGACGCGGGTTCGGGCGTAGACCTCACGCGGCACCGTCCGGTCCACCACCTCTACGTTCGGCGGCAGGGAGCCGGGGGCGTGGCTGGCAGCGCGCACCAGGAGGAACCGCTCGCCCGGCAGCCGCTCGGCGACGGCGGCCAGGACGTCCGCACCCTTTTCCCGGGTGGAGCCGGACAACGTGATCATGCTGCCCGGCCGGGTGCGGTACGGCGCCGGGTCAATCGGCGGCGGCAGCACCAGCCTCTCGCCGTCGTAGTCCGGGTAGTGCTCGCGGCAGGCCTGCGACGGGAACCAGACCAGGGACGGGGCGCGGAGGTCCCGGTCCTCCGCCATGCCATGGACCATCAGTAGGTGCGGGATGCTACTCGCCAGGGCGGTGATCCGGGCGGCCTTCCGGTCGCCGTGGTGGGAGATCAGCAGTTCGGGCCGCGCCGCTTGGAGAGCGCGCCGCCAGTGCGTCAGCGGCCACACCCGCACCCGGCCCACGAGACGGGGCGCGCCAGGCTCGCGGATCGTGGTGATCACGTCCACCTGGTGCCCGGCCGCAACGAGACCGCGCACATACTCCCGGGACGTGACGAACGCCCCGGTGGGCAAGAGCCCGTCCCCGTAGACCGGGAGGACGAACACAATCCGCATGTTGCTCCTTTCGGTCAGGCGGCGGTGGCGTGCGCGTGCACGGTGACGCCCGAGGCAGGGGTACCGGTCGCCAGGACGCCGATGCCGAGGAGGGTGACGCCTGCGGCCTGGAGGACGTTCACGGTGGTCTGCGCAGCTGTGTTGGCGACGATACGGACGGAGCGAAACCCCGCGTCGGCCTGGACGGCGAGGGTGACGATGGGGGGCGCCGCGAACGCCCCGGCCGGCCAGGTGAGGACGGCGGTGCCGTTGCCGTCGGTGATGGCGCTCGCCCTCGCCTCCCGGGGCGCGGGTGGCGTGTAGCTGCCTGCGGTGCTCACCGGCCTGTTATGCCTGCGTGGTCCACAGCACCAGCCAGGAGGCCCCTGGGGTGGTGCCGTCAATCGTGAGGGTGCCGGTGAGCTCCGAGTCCACGGCGTCCCCGTCCACGCTCCAGGTGAGCGTGGTTCCGGCCGGGGCCTGGATCGTGCCCTCGGCGGTCGTAACGGGCACGGTGCCCGCGAGGACCATGAGGGTCGCGGACTGGGTGCCGGGGTTGGCGGTGAGGGACCAGTCGGTGTTTTGGGTGCCGTGGACGGTGACGGGCCGCGGCTCGGGCTGGGTGTCAGCGCAGCGGCCCACGGTTCCCGTGACCGCGTACAGGGTGGTGCCGTCCAGCTCCGTGTCCACGGGCACGACCGTGCCGGTGCCGTCAACGGTGTACCGGCGCAGGAACGCCGTGCTCGTACCGGCCCCGTCGTCGTCACACAGGATCTCGAACTCGCGGTCAGGGGCACCCGTCGAGACGCTGCCGCTCGTTCCGGCCATGGGGTTCTCCTTCGTGACGGTCAGGCGATTCGGTCGAAACGCAGGGTGGACCGGCCGTGGCCGTCACTGACGACGATGGCCGTCCCGGTTGCGCCTTGAGAGTTGAAGCGGGCGGCCTCGACGCGGATCACGCGCGGGCCGGGGACGGCGTACTCAACCTGAATCGGCGCGCTGTTGTTCGTGCCCTGGGAGAGCGTCGCCCCGGACGGCGAGCCGATGTTGATCTGATGGACCATCGCCTCACTGCCCGGAACGACGGCGCCGGCGGTCACGTCGTACAGCCGGGCGACGATGAACACGTTCGCGGGCGAGACGGCCGCCAGCGCTGAGCGGACCGTCGCGTCGAGCTGGTACGTCCCGGCGGCCGGGAGGGCCACGATGAGGCCGGTGGCCACCCACGTGCCGGACGCGGACGGCTGGAGGTCCACGGCCGCCGGCAGGACGGCAGAGCCGTGCCCGATGAGCCGCAGGGCCGCGCCGGTGCCCGTCACGCCTCCCCGCCTTCGACCGCCGCGCGGTAGGCGGCCTCGTCGGTCTCCTCGAACCCGGCCGCCAGGAGCGGCCCGGCGTCCGCCAGGCCGTGGACGACCTGGACGCATCCGCCGTCCGTGAAGTACCGCGCCGCCGCGCCCTGGTCGTGCTCGCGGGTTTCCTCGGCCACGTCCATCCCTCCTATCAGTCGGTGATCTTGATCCATGTGACGTAGTTCCGGCTGGCCGGCATGGTCGCGCTCTGGAACACCGTGTTCGGGCAGGCCGTGGAGTCCTGGAAAAGACCTCGTAGGCGCAGCGTGCGCGAGCCCTGGGCCGCCGTGACCACGCTGATATGCGTGATGGGGGACGTGGCCGACTGACATGTCTGGAGGACCGTCCCGTCATTCGCCTTGGAGAACTGGTGCTGCATGATCGTGCGCGGCCCGGCCTCCACGGCCCCGCTGGCGTTGTCGAAGATGGCGCCCTCAATCCACGCGTTCGTGCAGTAGTTGACCTGGGCGCAGACCTGCGCCCGCGCGTCCCAGGACAGGTAGTAGCGGCCGGGCTCCGGGAGGGTCACGGCCAGGGCCGTGTTCACCCACTGGCCGGGCGTCGGCAGCAGGTTGGCGGCTGTGGCGAGGACAGCCTCCCCCGAGACCGGTGACAGGCGGGCGCCGATCTGCCAGGCGTCCGGGCAGCCGCCGGGGTGGACGATATCGACGTCCACGGACCGGGTCGCGCCGACCGGGGCGGGCGCGCTGGACGGCAGTGCCGCCAGGCTCGTCCTGGGGACGAGGAGCCCGGCCGGCGTGGTGGTCAGGGCGTTGCACGCCTGCGGGTCCACCGCAGGCGTGCCGCCCCTCAGTCCGGCGTCGGTTCCCGTCATCCGTCCGCGCTCCCCTTGGCCGTCCAGTTCAGGACGTAGTCCGTCGCGGCCGTCGCCCCGGCGAAGGAGGCCGCCGCGAGCGATGAGTCGTCGGTGTCGGCCACGCTCCACGTCAGCGTCATGCCGGCCGGGACCGCCTGGGCGGCCCCTGTGGACATGGTGACGTTGAGGACGCCGGCCAGGACGGTGACGCTCACGGACTGGAGGCCCGGAGCCTCCGTCTTGAGGTTCTGCGGTGCGGTGCCGGTGACGCGCCGGATACCGGTGGACACGGGGGCGTCGGCCGGGCCCGTCATGGAGGAGGAGCAGGAACGGACCGTGCCGACCGGCGTGTACGCCTCTCCGGTGAGGTCGGTGTCCGTGGTGACGATCTGGTCACCCGCGTAGGAGAAGTGCCGCAGGAAGCTACCCGCGTCGTCGCACAGGAGGACCGGTTCCGATCCGGTGCCGCACGGCGCGACGGACCAGAACTCCGGCAGCTCCTCACGCCGGGCGCCGGTGTCGTCGAGGTAGTACACGGTGCCGTCACAGCACACCATGCGCGTCCAAGAACGCTGCCCGTCAGGGAGCTGGTACGACGCGATGAGGTGCACCATCAGGGCCGCCCCGCCGCCGCCGGCGACGGTCTCCTGAATATGGAGGATCATCTCGTTCGCCCCAGGCTTGACGCCTGGCACGGCGGTCGGCCCGAAGGTGGTCGGCGGCTCCGTGTGGTCCGCGCCCACCGGCTGCCAGGCCCCGGTGTTCAGCCTCCACGCCACCAGGTTCTGGTCAGCGTTGAGGACGGTCGCCGCGATCCGGATGGACGCCGGGTCAGCGGCGGGCGGAAGGTTGAACGTGGCTCGGGCGTACCAGGACTGCACACCGATCGTCGGGCCCTCCCCCGGGCGGGGCGGGTTGCTCTGGACCGGGCTGCCGTTGGGGTGCGCGGATACCCAGTGCGCGGTACCGGCCGGGGTGCCGCCGTCCTGAGTGGTCCACCCGGCCACGGGCGGCGTGCGGTACATGTCGTACCAGGGGCCGGTCAGGGCCGGGCTCCACCGCCAGGTCGGGTCCACGCTGTTGTCGGTGGCGTTGGCCGCATTGGAGATAAACTCCCGCGACTCCGTGCGCGTCGCGTCCACGCACACCTGGACGGGCTGGCAGCAGTCGTCATCGCACTGGACGGTGGCCGTCGCCGGCAGCGGCTGCCGGGTGGCCGTGTCCACGGTGCTGATGACGCCCTCGCAGTCCGCGACCTTCACCGCCTCCCACGGCACCGTGGACGCGACGACGCCGCACAGCCGCTCATTGTGCGGGGTCGGCGGGTCCGCGAACGCGCTCGTGGTGACGGTGAGGCGGACGGGCTCGGAGAACTCGATCCGGACCCGGTCTCCGCCGTCCAGGAGCATCTTCGTGGTGTTGGCGGCGAGGGAGAGGCCGTTACCGGCCAGGGCCCGGAGCGTGACGGTGACGCCGGCGATCGTCGCCGTGCCGACGTAGCCCACCGGCGACTCGGCCGGGTCCGCGGGGATCGCCGGGGCGAAGGCAGCGAAGTTCAGGTCCCCGCCGAGGTCCGGGCTGTTGAACCCGAGCCCGGAGACGGTGCCCGTGCCCGACAGATACGTGCCCTCCCACGAGGTGACCCGGTCCCCGTAGGCGTAGGTGGGGTTCAAAGCGGTGCCGAGCCAGCAGCCGGGGAAGGCGGCGGCAGCGAGGTCGAATCCGGTCGCGGTGTCGGGCAGGCTGTAGACGCACTCACCCAGGACCGTCTTGTCGCACGGCGGGGTCGGCGTGCACTGGCTGACCATGCCGAGCGGGGTGAACGGGCTCACGCCGTCCAGATGGGTGTCCGTGGTGGAGGTGACCTCGCCGTCACAGTCCCGGCAGATCGTCCGGAGGAACTGGCTTGCCGGGGTGACCTCCAGCGCGCCGACCCACGAGGACTGGAACTGCCCGCACCGGGCGTACCGGGCGCCGAGGTAGAACGTGCTCAGGGACGACACCGGCCCGCTGGTACGGAACGTCGCCGATGCGGCGCGTGTCGGGTTGGTGAGGTTCACGCACGGGTCGCCGGTCTGCGCGGCGGTCACGCACACCTGGCCCGTGACCGGGTCGTAGATGAACCCCTCGGGGAGTGAGACCACCTCCGAGCCGGCCGGGATCTGCATGCAGTTGTCGTCTGGCTGCGCCGGGTTCGCGACGTACGCCATGTAGACCGAGAACTCGACCACCGACGGCCGGTTGAACGTGAACGTGTACGTCGGGACGGTGGTGAGCGGGAACGACTCGGGCTTGCCCCACCACGCGCCGTCAGCGTTGCTGAGCCTGCTGTTGACGGCACCACTACCGGCAGCGGCGCCGGCGCGTGCGGTCCAGGAGACACCATTCGGGAGCGTCCCGGCCGACACGCCCGCACCTGTGATGGTGGCGGGGTCGGCGCCGCCGTCGCACAGGAGCAGCGTCTCGCAGTTGAGGCACGGCGATGAGCAGACGCCGACGGTGCCTGTCGGGACGTAGACCGTGCCGTCGAGGTGGTAGTCGCTACGGCCGACGATCGCGCCGTTCTCGTCGCGCCGGAAGTCCCGCAGGAACTCTGTCACCGTGCCATCGGCCGCCGTGTCGCACAGGATCACGGCGTCCTGCTCGGGCTGCTCGACCCCGGCCGGGCAGGTCGTGACGGTGCCAGTCGGGGTGTAGGTGCCGCCGGTGACCGCATCCACCAGGCGCACGGAGGAGATCGCGCCGGTGTCGTCGTAGGTGTACTCCACGAGGACCAGGCCGACGACCTCGCCGTCCGCGTCCACGTCACAGAACGTGCCGGAGACCTGGATCGACCTGCTGTCACCGCAGGCGACCGTGCCGGCCGGGACCGCGCCGGCCGTCCACGCGCCCGTGGTGAGGTTGATCCACCCCTCGCTGGTGACCACGCCTTCGCAGTCCCGTACGACGGTGACCGCGATCGGCGTGCCGTCCGCGAGGCATAGGCCCACGCTGGTGACCGGCGTCGTGCGTGAGGCGCAGTCGTCACCGTCGCACGGTTGGAGGGTGCCCTGCACCGTGTACGGCGCGCCCGTGGCCGGGTCCACGGTGCGGGTGCCGACCCTGGCGCCGCTGGTGGTGTCGTACACGGGCTCCACGAGCACGGTGGCGGCGACGGTGCCGTCTGCCTGGACGTCGCAGAGGAGGACGGTCTCCACGTCCACGCGGGGCGTGGCCGCGGCCCCGGAGACGATTACGGGCCCCTGCCCGCAGCATCCACTCACAGCGTTACTCCTTGGGTCCAGGTGATCGTGACGGTGCCGGTGTCCGCCGTGATGGTGAGCGGGCCGGTGAGGAGTGCGTCGGCGTCACGGGCGACGCTCCAGGTGGCGGCCTCGCCCGTGTGCAGGGTGCTGGCGCCGTCCGCGGTGGTGATCGTGCCGGTGCCGCCGTGGGCGATCGCGGTCACGGACTGGAGGGTGGGGTAGGCCGCGGCGGTCCAGGAGGCGCCGGCCGGGGCGAGTTCGAGCCGGCGGGCCTGGACGGCCGTCGCGCGCTCGGCGCCCTCGTCGGTCTCCGCGCAGTCGATCGGGGCGACCGGCGTATACGGGGCGGTGAGGTCCGGCGTGTAGGTGCCGAGGGACGTGAGGACGCCCTCGCAATCGACCCCCAGGAGCTCCAGGTAGTCCGTATCCGCGATGCCGTCGCCGTCCGCGTCGTCGCACCGGCACGCCTCGATCACGCTTTGCACGTCGCACGGTGTGACGGCTCCGGCGGCCCCACCATCCGCGGTGCACACCCCGGCCTCACCCTGCACGACGTACGGGGTGGTGCCGTCCAGGCTGAGGTCCTGGGTCGAGGTGAGGACGCCGTCACAGTCGTAGGTGAAGCGCCGGAGGAACGGTGTGCGGGTGAGTGTCAGGACCGCCGTCCGCAGCTCGATCGGCATGAGGAAGAGGTCCCGGTCGTTGACCGGGCCGCCGGTCGTCTGGTCGGTGAACCGGATGGTGACCGCGCCCGTGGCGGGGGCGATGAACGCCAGGGGCGGCATGTCCTCAGTGAGCACGCCGCCGGGGAACACGTTCGACCCGTTGGAGACGTTGCGGGTCCTGCTGGCGAGGACCGTGGCGCCGTCCAGGATCTCCAGCCGGTAGATGGCGGCGTTGCCGACCGGGTTGGAGCCTCCCGCACCGATCCACGCGGACGCGAACCGGAACTCGTAGAGCGTGGCGGGGAGTAGACCACCGACCGTGAGTTCCGCTACGCCGTTGGCCTCCTGGTTCGCCTGGGCGAACCACAGGGTGGTGCCGTTGTTGGCAGCCACCACGTTCCCGGTCAGGGTGAAGTCGCGGGCCGGGGTCGGGATGGGGGCCTGCGGGTCGTACGTCAGGTCACAGAGCTGGACGATCTCGGTGTCCCCGCACGGCTGTTCCGGGCAGCAGGAGCCGCCGCCGGCCTGGCACTGGCCGACCTCACCGACGACCGTGTACGGCTGGCCGTCCAGCGTGGTGTCCTCCACGCTCATGACCGTGCCCGTCTCACAGTCCACGGTGACGGTGCGGAGGATCTGTGTCTCACACCCGGCCTGGTCGTACGTGACGGCGGTGGTGAACGCGGAGAGCGTCCAGCCGGTACGGCGCGGGCTCGGGACACACGAAGCCGTGTCGTCGTAGGCATCGAGGGCGAGCGCGAAGGCGACGTTGCCGGCGGCCAGGTCGGCGGCCGAGACGTCGGCCTCCACGGTGAGCGTGCCGAAGTAGCCGACCGGGGTGCCGGCCGGGAGGACGGTGAGCGCGGCCTGGGTGGTGCCGGTGAAGAGGCGGAGATGCCCGGTCGGCCCACAGCCGTTGTCCGGGCCGTTCTGCTGGACGTTGAGCGTGACGGTGACGTGCGCGGTGCCGGTGTCGCAGGCGGGGCGCGGGGCCTGGAGGGTGGCGGCGAGGGTGTTGACCCTTCCGGTGGTGCCGGGCTGCGGGCCCGTCCCGGGCGGGAGGGTGAGCGTGCCGCCGTCCCACAGGGCCTGTCCGCCGGCGGCCGGGGCGCCGGTGGGGAACGGGTAGTACGGCGTCGGGTCGGTGTTGGTCGCCGTGGCCGTGGGGGTGCCGCCGGTGGGCAGGTCGCACAGCAGGAGGCTGCTGGTGTTGCGGCACGGCTGCTCTGGGCAGCAGGCTCCGCTGCCTGCGGTGCACTGGCCGACCTCGCCGGCCGGGGTGTACGGGGCGCCGTCGAGGGTGGTGTCCGTGACGGCTGTGACCTCGCCCGTCTCGCAGTCCACGGTGACGTTCCGGAGGAACTGGGTGGCGCATCCGGTCTGGTCGTAGACGACGCTGGTGGCGGCCTGGTCCACGATCCAGCCGCCGACGTGGGCGGCGGTCTGCCAGGTCTCCAGCATGGCGGCGAGGTGGACGTTCCCGGCGGCGAGGTCGGCGGCCGGGACCTGCCCGGACACGGTGAGGGTGCCGGTGTAGCCGACCGGCGCGTTGTTGGGGGTGGTCACGATGGCGACGCGGGTACTGCCCGCCCACAGAGCCCACAGGCCGTTACCGCCGAGCGCTGAGGAAGGGCCGGTGCGCTGGACGCGGATGCTGGCCGTGACGGTGGCGGTGCCGGTATCGCAGCCGGGCCGCGGTGCCTGGACGTTCGCCGCGATCGAGCGCAAATGCTGGTTGATGTGGCCGGGGCCGGCCCCGCTGTCCGCAGGGATGGTGATGGCGCCGCCCGCCCACAGGTTCGCGGCGCCGCCCGGGAGCGGCTCCGCTCCGAGGCCGGTCCCCTGGTACGGGGTGGGGTCGGTGTCGCTGACCGTGGGCGTGGGCTCACCGCCGCTCGGCAGGTCGCACACCAGGACCGTGCTGGAGCTACGGCACGGCTCCGGTGCCGGGGCGCACATGCCCACGGTGCCGGTGACGGTGTGAGGCTGACCGTCCAGGGTGTAGTCCGTGTGCCCGGTGATCTGCCCGGTAGCAGGGTCGCGCCGATAGTCCCGCACGAAGCTGGTGACCGTGCCGTCCGCCGCGGTGTCGCAGAGAACCGTAAGGTCCTGCTCCGGCTGCTCCTCACCGGCGGTTCCAGGGCAGCGCCGTAGCTGCCCCTGGAGGGTGTACGTGGCCCCCGTGGCGGGGTCTACCAGGCGCACGGTGGCCAGGGAGCCGTCCGGGTTGTAGGCGTACTCGACCAGGACCAGGCCGTGGACGTCTCCGGTGGCCGGGTCGGTGTCGCAGAGGAGCCCGGCGAGCTCGTACGCGCGGGAGTCCCCGCACGCCGAGGCGCCGGCCGGGGGCGGCCCGCTGGTGAACGTGCCGGTGGTGAGGTTGAGCCACCCGTCTTGTGTGATGGCGCCGGTGTCGCAGTCCCGCGTGATGATGACGGCGAGTGGCGTCCCGTCAGGGAGGCAGAGGCCGAGGGTGGCCGCCGGCGTGGTCTGCGCCTCGCACGGCGCGCCGGTGCCGCTGCACGTGCCGACCGTGCCGGTGACGACGTGCGGGGTGATCCCGTCCAGCGCGAAGTCCAGGTAGGTGGCGGTGCCGTTGAGCCACGTGTAGCGGCGCAGGAAGGGGCCGCTGTCGTCACAGAGGTGGACCGTCTCGGCCTCCGGGCAGCCGTACGTGCAGTCCATCGGGGCGGTGGGCGCGTACGGGACGGAGGGGTCGTCCTGGTAGGTCAGGAGGAGCGTGGCGGTGCCGTCCGCGGCGATGCACCAGAGCTCCGTGTACGTGGTGTCCGGCTGGCCGTCGCCGGTGGTGTCGTCGCACCGCTGGCGGCACAGCGTCTCCACGCACGCGGTAGGCGTGTCGCACGGACCGGCGTCCGCCGGCGGCGCCCCGGGGGTGAAGACGCCCGTGGTGGGGTCGATCCATCCGACCTGGACCGGATCGGCCGGCGCGGTGCCGCACGTCCCGCACGCGGAGCGGACGATGACGAGCACTGGCGTACCGTCCGCCCGGCACAGCGGTGTGGAGGTGATGGACGGCGCGCACGCGCACGCGCCGGGCTCGCCGGTGCCTCCGTCCGGGCCGCAGGGAAGTGGCTCAACGGGCATCGGTCAGTCCTTCCCGTGGACCTGGCGGCGGTGGGAGTCCCGGCCGCGGTCGCTCTTGAAGGTGCGCGGGCAGTCCCCGCACGGGTACCGGCCAACCGGTGAACCGTCTTCCGAAGTTGAGTCACTTCGGTCACTGTTCCCGGCGTTGTCCCCGCTGTTGTCCCTCGTGTCCCCGGCGGTGTCCTCGCTGGTCACGGCCGGGGTGGTCCCCTCCGTGTCCTCCCCTCGTGCGAGACCGTCCCCGGCCGTGTCCCCGAGGGGGACAACCGTCTCCGGGCCCATGTCCCCGACGAGGACGAACTCCTCTTCCCCGGCGGGCGCTTCCTCCAGGGGCGCGTACTCCACGGGGAGGGGGACGGAGTCCGGGCCGTACGCGGTGGCGGGGACCTCCGGGAGCGGCTGGCCCGGCGCCGCTTCCCGGAGGCCGTCCTCGGTGGCGACGCCCAGGAGCTCCGGGGCGCCGACCGGGGCCGCCTCCGTCTCCTCGTGGTCGAGCGGGGAGACGTAGGGGTGGCCGTTGACCAGGGAGCCGCGGAGTAGTTCCTCCGGCATGTCGGTGAAGACGTGCGCGGGGACGGCGAAGGCCTCCGGGGAGATGGTGCGGAGCTTCGGCTCCTGGGCGACCGCCCACCGGGCGAACGGCACGCGGAGGTGGCGGGCCGGCTGGATACGGATGAGCTCGCTCACGGACAGACCTCCACCTGAATCGCGCACACCGTGCACGTCGTGCCGACCACGTACGTCCGCTCCAGCAGCACGCGCCGATCGTTGGTGCGGATGTTCACGGACGCGGACCGGTCCGGGATGACGTCGAGCGGGCCGCGCCGGATGTGGACGGGCCCGGTGATGTAGAGCCAGGTTGTCCCCGGCTCGGCGGGGAGGCCGCCGGGGCCGTAGTTCAGGGCGCTGTACCCCGCCCCGATCACGGCGCAGTTCCCGGCCAGGGTGCCGAGGCTCCCGGTCTCCTGATCCTTGCTGAGGATGTTGCAGCAGCCGAGGAGCGCGGCGGCGCCGGCGGGGACGTGGAGGGTGCCCACGCCTCCGTAGGACTCCGCGAGGCACCCCTCCAGCGCGGCGACGCCCTGCGCGATGGACACCGGGCCCGCCGCGGGGGTCAGGTCCACCGCGGCCATGGAGAGGTGGGCCTCCATGAACGCCGCCTCCAGGCCCTGCTGTTCCCCGAGGTCCATCGTGGCCCGGGCGTGCTCCACGGCCTCCTCGTAGGACCAGCCCATGGTGGAGCACTCCACGCCGGTGTAGAGGGTGATCGGGTCGGCGGCCTCGATCTGCGGCCGGTCGAACTCCTTCCGGGCGGGCTCGCCCGGGGACTCCCCGGGCGACTCCTCCACGGCGCACGGGTCGATCCAGCGGCGGACCGGGGCGCAGCCGAGGGCCAGCCACTCCACGCCCATGAGCTCGTGGACGTCATTGACGTCCACGACGGTGGTGCACGCGTTGAGGATGCCGTGCGGGAGCGGCGTACCGGGGATGGGCTGAACGGCTCTACGCCAACCTGCCGGCATCACGCACCTCCTGTCTCTGCTCAGGGAGTGCCGGGCCCGCGTTTCAGGTCCGCGGGCCCGGCACGTTCCGGGGAGGTGCCGTCAGGCGATCGGGCAGGCCAGCGCGGTCTGTCCGCCGGTGGCGCCGGTCGGGCAGATCGGCACCGTGACCAGGCGCGTGTCCACGGAGCGGTCCACCAGCGCGACGCACTCCTCGGCGAACAACGCGGTGTAATCGTTGGTGGAGAACTTGGTGCTGTCGTGGATGACGCCCAGGTTGACTTCCTCGCCGCGGCCGATCTGCAGCGAGCCCGCCGGGTACATGAGGAAGCTGAGCGCGGCCGGCCAGTCGGTGGCCGCGGTCGCGCCGCCGATCTCGGAGGGGACACCGGTTGTCGGGGTCGGGGCCAGGCCGCGCGCCCACTGCACGCGCACGCCGAGCGTGGAGAACGCGTTCTGGATGCAGTTCGGGTCGATCTCGCAGATGTCCTTACCGTTCTGACGGGCGACGTCCGCCAGGAATGCGTTCTTCGACCACCACGGGAACACGACCTCCAGCGCCGTGCCGTCACAGAGGGCGTGGCGCTCGATCATGTCCGCGGCCTGGAGCGCCACCGCGGCGTAGATGGCGGAGAGGGCGGCCATGGACGCCGGGAGCGTGACGGCCTGGGCGGTCGCCACGGCCTGGGCGAAGAGGACCTGACGGAGCCTGATCTCGTGCGCCACCATGGAGTTGCGGAGGTACCAGGCGACCAGCTCCGGGAAATGGCGCTGGGTCAGGATGCCGGCCTCCAGGCAGACGCCGACGGCATCACACCGGACCTCCACGGGGTCCGGGCACGGCACCCGGTAACAGGGCTTCGTGGCGCCGGAGATGTCGTCCGCCTCGGTGTGGACCCAGGTCATGGCGGAGACGTCCAGGCTCGGCGTCTTGTAGTACCTCAACCCTCCCCTCGCGAGCTGGATCTCCGGGGCGTCCCAGAGCATGTCCGGGCACGCCACGTCCGTGAGCTCGTACACGGTCTCCGAGGGCGCGCACCAGCCGCCGGAGGCGACCAGGTCACCCTGGGGCAGGCGCCGCTGGTTCGAGGCCGTGAGCGCCACGGTGGTCCCCTCCGGGGCGGAGGAGGAGTCCGTGACGATGAGCTCCTGCGGGTACGGGTGCCGGTAGGAAATGACCTGGCCCACGCCCCCACCTGCGGTTTTGAGGGCGTTGGCGCGGCTGATGATGCCGGCGGTGATGTCGTTGAAGTCCAGGGGCGCGCCCGGGGTGTAGCCCGGGACGTCCACGGCCGCGGTGATCCGGGTACCCGGCGCCGGGGGCTCGGGCAGGACGCGCGGCTGGACCCGGCGCACGGCGCCGAGGTTGAGGGCGGGGCGGGCGAGCGCGGAGGCGGTGGCCTGGCCGGCGGGCGCGGCCGGGACGACGGGGGCCGGCTCCGCGGGCGCGGCCGGCGCGGCCGGGGCGGCCGGGGTGGTCTCGGCGGCGGCGGTGGCCTCCTGTCCCTCGCCGCCCTCCGGGGCGGTCTCGGCGGAGGCGTCCTCCCCGCGGACCTGCGCGGCCAGGGCCTCGATCTCGTTGACGGCGGCCTCGGCGGCCTCCCGGCGGGTGCGCTGCTCGGACCGGATCGCTTCGGAACCGGCGGCCAGGGCGCGCATGTTGGCCAGGGAGCCGTCCGTGATCTCGTCCTGGGCGGAGAGCGCGGCGAAGGTCTGGGCGGTGACGTTGAGGGCTTCCGCCAGGTCCTCGTCCGTCAGGGAGGAGAGGAAGGCGGTGTCAGAGAGCTGGGTGAGGTCCTGCGGGAGCTCGAAGGCGTCGGCCATGGGTCGGGTCTCCAGGGGGTGAATCCCAGTGACCCGGCCCAAAACCAGCGGTGCTTGGGGTGAATGGTAGCCGCCTACCAGGGGTGACGGCAGGGAGCTACGGGCGTGCGGGTGCCGCAGGCGCGGCGGCGGCCGTGAGGGGGGCGCCGGCCGCGGTGAGGGCGGCGGGGAGCGGGTAGACCACGGCGCCGCCATTCACGGCGCGGACCACGGCCTCCTGCTCCGCGTTGGCGTCGGCGTTGGCCTTGAGGTGGGCGCGGTCCGTGCCGGTGAACACCACCGGTCCGGCGCCGGCCTGGAGGACGACCTCATAGGTGCCCTTCGGCCAGGCGAAGTAGACGGCCTCCCCGGTCTGCTTGTTGCGGACGACGCTGGTCGGGTAGCGGTCGGCCACGGCCTCCGCGGTGCCCTGGCTCGCGCTGGTAAAGGCGGCCCGGACGGCCGTCCCGGCGTTCGGGACGACCTCGAAGGCCTGGCGCTTGTTCTGGCAGGCGCACGGCATGGTGGGTGCTCCTCTCGGGGGTTGGGGTCAGGAGGCGGCGGGGGCGGCGAAGGAGGCGGCCAGCCGCTCCACTTCGGCCCGGCGGTCGGCGTCCCGCTGCGCCTGGCGGTCGGCCAGGGCGTCCAGGAGGTTGTCCAGGAGCTCCGGGCGGGCCAGAGCGGCGGTGATCGCGTCCGCGGGCGCCGGGGCGGGTGTGGCGGGGGCCGGGTCCTCGAGGACGCCGGCGCTCGGCGCGGTCAGGAGGACCTGGTCCATGTCCAGCGTCGGCGCGGCGGCGGCGGAGGCGGCCAGGGCAAGGTTCGAGCGCTCTACCGCGGCCGCGAGGAGCGGGGAGGAGTGCCCGGGGACGGGGACGGAGAGGACGGCGCGGAGCTGCCAGCGGCCGTCCGCGGCCTGGCGCATGTGGTAGCTCGGCTGGCAGGCGGTGAAGACGGTCCGGTCCCACTGGCTCAACCACGGGGCGGCGGCCCCGCTGAACCACAACCCGCGCTCGTTCATGCCGCACGTGACCACCGCGGCGACGGTGCGGGTGTCATCGAACTGGCAACTGGCGGTGTCGCACTCGGCGCCGTCCCTGCTGTGCGGGACGTTCATGGTGAACGCTCCGGCCCGCACGTACGAGCCGTCATCGAGCTTGAAGCGGGCGCGGAGGAAGTGCGACATGTCGATGTCGCCCAGGGACTCCACGGTCAGGTTTCGGCCGGGGTAGCCGGCGTGCGGCTCGCCGGCCTGGGCCACCCACCCGTAGACCCGGCCGCCCGCGTAGTGGACGCCGCCGCTCCCGGGCGGCAGTTCCTCCGGGGTCGGCTCACGGAACCAGGCCGCCGGCATGGGGTCCGCGTCCTGCATCGCCGTCCACGCGGAGGCCACCAGCTCGCCCATGACCTCATCCGGGATCGCGTGGACGTGCGGGGCGCCCGGCCGCTCCAGGGACTCGCCGGGCTCGGTGGAGAGGGAGGCGGCCACCTCCTGGCCCTCGGGCATGGAGGAGGCACCGGCGTACAGGCCGGGCGCCATGCGTACCAGGTGCCCCGACTTGACGGCCCGGTTGAGGTGGTCGCGGGCCGTCTTCACGGAGACGCCGACCGCGCGGGCCACCTCGGCGGCTCCCACGGGGGCCGGGCAGCCGCGGACGTACGTGATGACCCGCTGCTGGGTGTTCCCGCCGGCCGCGGTGACCGGGGCCGGGGCGGCGGAGGCGGCGGCCTCCTCCTCGTCCAGGGGGTCCAGGACGATGCGGGCCCGGTCGTACGCCGGCATGGCGACGAGGGTGGCGCCGCGGAGGCGGGCGCGGGTGATGCGGAGGAGGAGGTCCCCGGAGGACTCGGCGTGGACGACCACGCCCGTCTCCGGGTCGTCCGGGTCACCGGCCGCGGCGGTCAGGACGCCGGCGCCCTCGAACGCGGCGCGCACGCTGGAGGCGGTGACGGCGCCGCCGGGGCCGGTGATGAGCTGCGCAGTGTGCCGGAGGCGGGCCGGGTGGCCGCCGGCCGCGGTCCAGGACGGCGCGGTGGACGCGGTGATCATGTAACCGCCGTCATCCAGGCGGAGAACGGACGCGGAGGCGAGCGAGGCGGCCAGGATGAGGACGCCGTCCTCTCCCTCGCTCATGGTGCGGTCCACGAACTCGATATCGACGTCGTCCAGGTCCACGCTCACGCCGAGGGGCGCGCCCTCTTCCAGGAGCATGGTGGCTTCTGCGCCCGCGCGCTGTGAGAGGTAGAGGACGCCCTCTCCGGTGATGCGGTCGCCGTCCCGGCCGAGGCTGGTGATGGACGCGGCGAGCTCGGCGCCCTGGTGGCCGGAGAGCATTTCGTCGGCGTACTGGAGGGGCCAGGGGCCGGAGCCGTCCCAGTAGAGGGAGCCGGGGGCGAACACCCTCCCGTCGCCGGTCTCCTGGTTCTCGAACGCCAGGGCGGCGTCCCCTGGTGTGCTCCAGGCGCGGGTGGGCATCCCCGCCGCGGTCTCTTCCGTCATGGGTTCCTCCTCGGTCAGGGGGATGTCGATGTGGTCGCCGCCGAAGGCCAGGCGGATGCGGTCGAAGGTGATCGGGCCGAGGCGCGCCTCCAGCTCCTCCAGGAGCTCCGGGGCGTCGCTGTAGGCCGCGCAGACGTGCGGGACCCATGGGGAGTGCTGGCGGGGGATCTCCGGGCGCTCGTGGGTGTCTTCCAGGGCGTCCGTGACCAGGTCGTGGGCCTGGACGAGGGTGGGGGCGTCGTCGTCGGCGTCCCGGTCGTCACCCACCGCCCACACCCAGGACGGGGAGCTGGTGCCGGCGTTCCAGTGGTTCGCGCCGAACGCCCGGGCGGTGACGGGGCCGCCGAGCTCGCTCACGCGGGAGCGGACGCCGGCCGCGAGCTCGCGCCGCTGGTCCTCCGTCCAGTCGGCGCCGTTGTCCCCGAGGAACCACAGGGTGAGGTGGAGCTCGGCGGCGTCCTCCCCGCCCTCAATGGCGAGGCGCGCGGCGTCCTCCTCGGTAGGGATGAGCGCGATCATGCCGCCCTGGAGGTGGCTCCCGTCCGCGGCGGCCGTCACCGGCGCCTGGTTCGTGGGCCCACCCGCGGGTGGTTCCTGGCTTTCGTAGGCGTCGCCGCGGGCCGGGGCCTTCGGTTCCCCGGCCGCGGTACGGTCCGCGCGGGCCAGGGCCAGGACGCACCGGCAGTTGATGACGAGCTCCGGCGGCGCGGTCGGGTCCCCGGGGGCCTGCATGGCCACCCCGGCCACGCTGAAAGCCTCATCCACGAGGCGGAGTTGCCCGTCCACGGCATCATGGGCGTCCCGGACGTCGGTGTCCCTCCTGGTGAGCCACTGCTTCACCAGCGGCCGGTCCGGGCCCTCCAGGGCGCGCCCGGCCTCCAGCGTGGCCGTGTTCCAGGCACGGGTGGCCTCCGTACGGGCGGTGCGTTCCTCCCGGACGCGGCCGAGCTGCGCGGAGTCCGGGGCGAAGCGGGCGCGGAGGCGGTCGCGGAGCTGGTCCACGCTCTCCCCGGCGTCCAGGCCCGCGGCGAGTTCCTGGCGGGCGGCCTCCGCGAGGCGGTCCCCTACGGCGCGGAGCAGGTGCTCGGTGACGGTGGCGTACTGGCCGAGCTCGCCCGGGAGTTCCCGGCCTTCCTCATACCGCTCGGGGAGGTCCGTCCAGGTGTCGTCCAGCTCCCCGCCCACCGCGTCCGCCGCGGCGTGCGCGCTGGTCTCCACGACGCCGAAGAGACGGCGGACGATGCGCGGGACGCGGGCGCTCCACATGCGGGCGATGCGGCCCACGGAGAACCGGGCGGCCACCAGCTCGTCCGCGTCGGCCACGGCGGCCGCGAACTCGTCCGCGACCTCGCGTAGGACCTCCCGGACGGTGCGGGCCACCTCCCGCTCCGCCTCCTGGACGGCCTGGACCAGGTCCTCATCCACGGGGTGCTCCTTCCTCGGGCTCGTCGCAGATCTCGCACCCGGCGTACGCGCCGACCAGGGACACCCCGGCCGGGGTGAGGAGGAGGACGTCCCCCGTGAACCGCGTGTACGCCTTGCAGACCTGGCACCAGTCGGGGCGCGGCTCACCGGCCATGACGTAGACGGTGAGCACGGGCAGGGGCGGCGGCACGGGCGGCCGGCGGCGGGGCGTCACGCGGCCACCACCAGGCACGAGGTGCGCAGCGCGCCGGGGGTCAGGTCCCAGTCATGGGCGATGCCGGCGGCGATGAGCTCCCGGCAGTAGGTGTCCAGGGCGGAGGCCAGGCACTCGGCGTCCAGGCCGTAGCGGGCGGCCACCTCTGGGAGGCGCGGCCAGGCGCCGTCCAGCAGCCGCCACTGCTCCACCTGGCTCGGCTCCACGCGGAGCACGGTGTGGAGGCGGGCCGGCTCGATCTCCCGGGCGCGGGACCGTTCGGAGCGCGGGCAGGCCGGCGTCTTGCGGAGCTTTTCCCCGGCCGCCGCGAGCGCGGCCCAGATCAGGCCGTCCGCCGCCTCCAGGACCGCGGCGGGCAGGCCGCCGGCGGTGGAGGCCTGGCGGGTGGCCGGCTCGCTCTGGGTCTCGTCCACCGGGAGGTCCGCCCCCGTCCCGCCGGGCTGCTCGTCCTCGGCACGGCGGCGGGCGGCGGTCTCCTCCGCGGTGGGGGCGTCGCTCTCGTCGAACCCGGTCTCCCGGCGGAGGGCCTGGGCGGAGATCGCGCCGGCGTTGAAGACCTCCAGCGCGGTCTGGGACCGGTTGCCGCGTACGCGGAGGCCGGCGGTGTCCGTGGCGACCACGAAGCGGTCCGCGTCCTCCACGTTGTCCGCCTGGAGGAGCGGGCGGAGCCACTGGGTGGTGAGGGCGTGGGAGACGGTGTCCAGGCGCGGCTGGACGCCGAGGGTGATCGCCTCCTCCTTCAACGCCCAGGCCGACCAGTGGTTGGAGTCCCCGAGGCCGAGGACGATCTCCGCGGGTGTGTCCAACCCCGTGGCGAAGCGGCGGATTGCCTCCTCGCGGAGGCGGAGCGCGAGCTCGTCAAAGTCGGATTCGAACGTGATGCGCTTGATGGCGGCGATGTGCTCCGCGGGCACTTCCAGGATGATCGGGACCGTGGCCGCCGCGGAGTCGGGGTCTCGGTAGGCGGTCTCTGCCACCTCCATGAACACCTCAATGAGGTCGTCCTCGGCGTCGCCCTGCACGGGGGTGGACGGGAACCTAGTGCCCTTCGGCACGAGGAGGACGCCGCGGCCGGTGAGGCGGGAGCGGGCGATGGCGCCTACCGCGGCGTTGAGGAGGCGTAGCTCCTCCAGGAGGCCCATGGAGGCGCGGACCGGGGAGTCCGCCTCCAGGTAGCGGCGGGGGTGCGGCTGCCAGACGCGGATGGCCAGGGGGTCCATGTCGTCGGCGGTGCCGTCCGGGTCGGCTGGCGGGATCTCCACGGGCTCCCCGTCGATCTCCGCCACGAGTTTCTGGCCCTGGGAGTGGATCTCCTGGACGGAGAGGACGTGCCAGTCCTGGCCGCCGTCCTCCCGGGGGCGAATGACGATCCACCCCTCACCGGGGACCACCAGGTGAGGGCCGAACCGGCCGAGCAACTGGGCCTGTCCTTCCGGGCCTCCGGCGATGGCGGCGACGATGTCCGTGGCCGGGTGGCCCTCGGGGACGGGCTCGATCGTCTTGCCGTCGTCGGCCAGGCGGCCGGCGTAGAGGGTGGCGGCGCTCATGGCGCCGGAGATCCACTGTGCGGCGAACCGGACCTCGGGGGTGGTGTCGTAGAAGTCCCACGCCCTCCCCTGCCAGCCCGACTCCGGGGCCTTCCCCTGGCCCTTGAGCTTGCGGGTGGTGTAGCGGGAGGCCGCCGCGGTGATGACCCGGCGGGGAGGGACGGCGGCGCTCACGCGTCAGCCTTACGGGAGTCGTCCCACCGGTTGAGGAGGACGGCGGCGCCGGCCAGGGCGAACCACATGACGCCGACCTGGACCAGGCGGTTGTCCGGCCAGAGCAGCCAGGCCGCGAGGACGGCGCCGTTGAGCCACCAGCCGAGGCAGTAGACGCAGGAGATGAGGTTGACGATGAACGCCCGGACGCTGGACTCCGGGCGGCGGGTCTGCCAGTCGAAAACCTTGTCTCGGGCCGGGTCCAGGATGGAGTCATGGACGCCGAGCTGGGTCAGCCGATATCCGGCGAGCGCCAGGAATACGAGCTCCGGAATTCCGATCATTACCGCCCCTTGAATGGTCCGCCACGGTCGGCGGAGCATCATAGGCCAATGAACGGACCTCCGAGACGGGTAAAGCCGCTGGTCAGCGCCCTAGTTCTGATCAATTCAGAGGTTTAGCGCGTAGCTATTCTGATCAATTCCGTGCGGCGTTCCCGGCGGATATCGGCAGGGTGGGCGCACGGGGTGCCGGTGGTTATGCCGATGCAGCGTCCGGACGGCGTGGGAGTACGCGCCCCACTGGCCGCCGCCGCCCCGCGGAAGGGCCCCCGGGCTGGAGCGCGCGCAGCTCCGCCCCGGGGGCCCACGTGTTCTCCTGCGCGGCCGGACAACTACGCGCTAAGGTGCCCGTGCCGCCCGCGCTGGAACGCCGGGCCGGCTCTTACGCTGCTGGCTATGGGCCGGGCGAGGATCGACTCCACGGAGCCCTCCCATGCCCCTGCCCCTTCCCGACCAGCACACCCACCGCGCCTACGCCCGGACCGTGGCCCATGCCCTGGCCGCCGCCGGCATCCCCGTGTCCCGGCTGTCCTTCCCTCATGACGACGAGGATGCGGACCTCGTCCTCATGCGGCGCGCCGTCCTGGACCTCGACATGCGAGCCACCCACCACGTGTACGGAGACCAGGAGGTCTCTCTCCTGTGGAGTGATGAGGCCGGTTGGTCCCTCGGATGGGGCCCGGCCGGGGACGTCTGCGGTGCCGTGTTCACGGTGTGCCGGTCCCTGGTGCCGGAGCCGGCGGACGTGGTGGCCGCCGCCCGGGCCGCGCTCACCGTTCCGCCCGTCCAGGACGTACCGTGCCCGTTCCGCTCGTGCCAGGACTATGACGAGGAGCTGGAGAACGTGCTCGACGCCTACACCGTCCGCGAGGACATCGGCATGGACCGCGTGCTGGACCGGCTGGAGGAGCACCGGGAGCGGGTGCGCTTCACCTCCCCCGGCGCGCCGTTCCCCGGCCGCGTGGGACGGGACGACGTGAACGCCGGCCTCCTCCTGGCCCTGGCGCGGCTCCTGGAGGACGGGGACGAGGCGGAGGCCGTGGAACGTGTGGCGTGGCACCTGGCCGTCACGGGCCTATGGTGCCCGCGGCCGGCCGAGCATCACGCCCACCCGCAGGGTCCGGCGCTCCCGGCCGAGGACGTAGACCTCCTCCTGGCCCTGGAGATCCACGCGGGCAACCGCAGCGTGCGCGGCCTCACCGCCCGGTACGCCCACCTCGCCGTGGACCGCAACCGGGTACGGGCCGTCCTCTGGCGGGTGGCCCGTGAGTACATGGCGAGTGACGCGCAGCGGCACGGGCCCTACCGCCTCACCGCACGGGACCATGAGGGCAACCGGGCCCGGCGCCGGATGAACCTCCGGTACGTCTCCCCGGAGGAGGCGGAGGTCCAGGACCCGCGGCTCTACCGGCTGCGCCTCATCACTGACCGGGTGTCCCAGTTCGCGGGCGGGTGGGTGCCGCCAGGCTGGCCCCCGGCGCTCACCTCCCAGAACTGCCCCGTGGAGTCGTGAGCCGCGAGTAGGCGGGCGACATCGGGGCCGTAGCCGAGCGGGACGAACACCACGGCGGCGGAGAGCTCGGCCATGGTCGGCGCGGCCGGCACCAGGCCGCCGGGGGCGAACTCCTGGCCGGCGCTCACGCGCTGGTCCCGTTGAGCCGGGCGCGGACCCACTCGGCGTCCGTCTCCGCGACGTGGGCGCCGGCGCTCCGGGCCACGTGGATGGTCGTCGGCTGGCCGTCACCGTCCTGCTCGGGGCCCACCCACGCGTGCCAGGGCTGGGAGCCGCGGTCCGGCGGGGTGTGGCCGTCCGGGCAGTGCGGGCAGCCGGCAGAGACCTCCACGGCCGCGGCCTCCTCGGCCGGGATGTCGAGAGCCGCGCGGACGGCGCAGTCCTTCGCCTCCAACAACTTGCGGAGTCCGGCGGTGCGCTCCGGGATCTGCGGGAGGCGGGCCACCAGCTCGTGGGCCAGGGTGCGGAAGGGGACGGAGACGGCGGCCAGGTGGGCGGGGAGGTGGTCGGTGTCGAAGTAGCGCAGGAGGGCGGCGGTGGCGGGGTCGTGGACGGTCATGACCAGGCTCCTTCACGGTCGTTGTGCGGCCGGGAAGGGTACGGGAAGCGGGCTCCGCGTGGTGACGGACGGGCGCCGGCCCCCGCACTGGGCGAGGGCCGGGCCGTGGCGTCGGGAACGGTTCAGCCGCCCCACTCCCGGGCGGCCAGGTCGTCCGGCTCGGCGCGGTACGCCTCCTCCTGCTCGTTCAGGTAATCGCAGATGCAGCGAGGTACCCCGCCGAAACCCGCCGGCTGCGCCTCCAGGCACTCCGGCATACAGGACGCCTCGTCCGGCTGCTCGTACGGCATCGGATTCACTCCTTCGTTCTCGCGGCCCGGGCCGGGCCGTCTCACCCCTACCGCCGGCGGGGATAGAAGGTGGCGGAATTTACCAATCTTGTGGCTCCTGGGGCTCATGTGGCGCCGTCGTCCGGGCTCCTCTTCTCGTGGGAGCCTGACCTCATGCTGAGTGACGTTGCCCTGGACGAGTACCTGGCCGCCAACCCGGAGGCCGACCGCGCCGCCCTCCACGATCCGCAGTTCGCCGCCGAGGTGGCCCGTATGCGGACCGTCCTGGACCGGCTGGACACCGGCCTGGAGGCCGAGGGCCTGGACGTGGAGGCGCGCCGCCGGATCGGCGTCCGCCTCCTCGCGGACTGCCTCCTGACCGACGAGGCCCGGGAGCGGGTCCAGGAGCGTCACCGGCTCGCGCGGGAGCTCGCCGGGGGCGCGCTCCCGGCGCTCTAGAACTGGCAACGGGCAACACCCGGTTCGGGCTGTCCGCGGGGCTCGGGCCCGGCCAGACTCGGGGCATGACCGAGAACGAGAACAGGCCGGTCGTCCACGTGATCAGCTTCGGGTACGGGCACACCGGTGCCCTGGACGATGACGGCCTCACGGTGCTGGAGCCGCCGACCGCGGACGTCACGCTGGACCTCCGCCGCACACTCCACAACCCCCACCATGACCCGGCCATGCGGCACCGCACCGGCCTGGACGAGGTGGTCCACGCCCACGTGCTGGACACCCCGGGGACCCAACTCCTCGTGCTCAACGCGGCCATGGCGGCCCACGTGCTCATGCAGCAGGCGCGGCCCGCCTCCCTCACGGTGGCCGCGGGTTGCACGGGGGGCCGGCATCGCGCGGTGTCGGTGGCCCGCGCGGTCCACGCCGCGCTCACCGAGTTCTCCCGGGCTGGTGGGTACCGGACGGAGCTGGTGCACCGGGACGTCCACCGCCCGGTCCTCTCCTCCAGTAAGCACGCCTGACCCTGCCAGGGTCAGCTGTGCCCGGGCTCCGGGGCGTCGCCGGGTGCCGGCGTCTCCGTGGTGGTCTCGGGCGCTCGCTCTGCGGCAGCAGCGGCGGCGGCGCGGCGCTTGCTCCACTTGCCGTAGGCCACGGACCCGGCGATGGCGGAGGCGCCGGTGACGGCGCTACCGATGAGGGCGCCCCGCCCGGTGTAGAACGCGCGCAGGGCGGCGGGGCCACCCCGCTTGGCTGCTTCCTTGGCCAGTTCCGCGTACGCCCACGCCATGGCGCTCCTCCTGCTGCTCGCTCGGGCCTTGATGATCGCAGCCCGGCGCGCCGGCGGTGGAGCGTTCGGGAAGGTTGGTCACCGGGTGCGGGTGCCTCCGCCGCCGATGGTGCGCCCGTACCGGGAGGCGCCGCGGGCGCCCTGGCCGCCGGTGGCCTGGCCGCGGCGTGCCGGGGAGTGAACGGCCGACGTCTTCAACGACTCCGCGGCGAAGGCCATGACCACAGCGTCTCCCTTGTCCGGGCTGCGCCCCATGCGCTTGACCAACTTCTCCTTCGGCTCCACGCGGATCTTCGGCGGGACGCCGGTGACGGTGTCCCACGTCGGGGCGGTGAGGTCGGATAGGAGCTCGTCGTCCGGGGGGAGCATGATCTCCGGCTCGTACGTAGGGTCCAGGAGCTCGCGCATCCGCCAGTACGCCGCGGACCGGAGGTTGGTGAACCCCCACTCCCCGTCCCTAGTGCGCGCGTTGCTCTTGGCAGAGCCGGTGTACGCCAGGACGGGGACGCCGAGCTCCCGGAGGCGGTCCACGACGCCTCCGCCGACGCCGATGGAGTCCACGACGGGGACCACCTCTCCGTCCTCTCCGGTGGCCGCCTGGACCCTGGCGGTGGTGCGCATGGTGTTCTCCCGGTCGTGGGTCTCCAGCTCCACGACGGCCGGGCCCCAGCGGTGGGCGAGGATGGTGGAGTCCCCGCCGGCGCGGGCGACGTCCACGCCGGTGTAGCGGCGGCCCTCGAGGTCTGGGCGGCCGGCCTGGTCCCACTCGTGCCACCGCTCCACGGCGGCCTCCACCCACGCGAGCGGGATGACGGAGTCCTCGTCCGACGCGTGGAACTCGCCGGCGACGCGGTTGGCGTACATGGCGGAGTCCCGGCCCCACTGGCGGGCGCGCTGCTCCGCCCAGGCCCGGGAGATCCGGCCGGCGGCGATGGCCTCCTCCAGGGTGACGTGGCGGACCCACCAGTCCTCCAGGCCGGGCGCCCTCCGGTGAATGTCGTAGAACCGGCCTGCCGGCGGCCCGGGCGTGCTGATCGCGAAGGCGAAGGCCTCCGGGAGCTCGCCCAGCGGGGCGTCCGTACGGCCGCCGGAGAAAGCACCCTCGACGGCGTCCCAGGTGGCGTCCGGGACGATCTTCGCCTCATCGATGAGGTACAGGAGGGAGTCGGCGTGGGCGCCCTCGATGAGCTCCGGCTTATGGGAGGCGACCGGGGTCGCGGCGCCGTTGTCCAACTTGAGGTTGAGCGCCAGGAGCTCGGTGCGCTCGGAGAACGGCGGCCGGCCTACCCGGTCCCACCGGATGCGCTTCGCCCACTTGCGGAGCTCGGGCACCAGGTACACGGCGAGGTGCCGCCAGGCGGAGGCCGTCATGATGACCTTCCAGTCGATCCCGGCGGCCTCCCTCGTGGTGGCGAACCACAGGACGGTGATCGCGGCCTGGGCCGTCTTCCCGAGGCCGTGAGGGCCCCGTACGGCCACGCGGCGGTGTACGGGGATCGCACCCAGGACGTCCTGTTGGTAGGGGGTCAGGCCCTCCCCGGCCTCCCAGGCGATGCAGTCCCGCGCCCACCCCACCGGGTCATACATGTACCGCAGGACCCGGCGGGAGTTCTTCCGTACCCGGGCACGGCGGACGGTGTCCCGGACCTCGCGGAGGGCGGTGATGTCCCCGGTGCGGACGAGCTCCTGGACCTCGCGCTCCAGGTCCTCCCGGGTCCTCACGTCAGGTCACCGGCGCCGCCGTCGTCGCCCTCCAGGAGCGCCAGGATCTCGTCCCCGAGGCGCTGCGCCTCCACGTTGAGCCGGGTCGGAGCCTTCGTGCCCTCCACGTCCGCGCGGCCGGCGAGGCACTTGAGCACGATGTCCGCGGCTTTCTTGTCCTTCTCCTGGATGGCCAGGGGCCAGAACGCGGCCTGTAGGCGGTCGTACCGGGCGACGGTGAGGGCGCGCAGCTCCTCCACGTTGGCGTTCTGCTCCCGGAGGTTGGCTTTCAAGGCCTCCCCCACGGCGGTGCAGGCGGCGCCGGCGGAGGCGTAGCCGACGCGTTCAGCGATCGTCGCCCAGTCCACCCCGGCGACCCGGAGCGCGGTCGCCTGCGCCCTCTTCTTCGCCGCGGCGGCGCGCTGTGCTTTCGATGCGCCCATGAGGCCCCCTCACTTTCCAGAGTCTTATGGGTTCCAGAGACGCCCGGGCCGGGTGGGCCTCCCGGCCGGGGTGGTACGGGGTGCCGGCGCTACGTGCCGGTGGGGGTGGCGAACGCGCCGACGACGCACCAGGAGTGCCAGCGGAACAGGACCTCGGGGCACGTCCAGCCGGCGGCGTTGATCGCGGAGAGGAGGGTGGCCTCGGGGTACGGCTGGAGGACGCCGCGGAGCGCCCGGGCCTTCGCGCGGATCGCGGCGTCCGTGATGCCGTGCGCGGCCTTCCAGTCGTGGGAGGCCTCGGCGGCGATCTCCGCCCAGCGGGAGTCCGGGGGCCGCACCTTCTCCGCGACGATGAGCGCGCCGGTGGAGGCGGAGGCCTGGCGGGCGCCCGTGAGGACGGCGATCCGGTCCGGGACGGAGAGGAACTGGAGGGTGAAGAGGGCCACGGTGAGGTCCGCGTCCTCATGCGGGAGCCGTTCGTGGCGGAAGTCGCCGGGGACGTAGGCCACGTGGAGGTTGGAGAGGCCGCTCAGGTCCTCGGCTGCCCGGTCGAGCATCGCGGGCTCCCGGTCGTAGAGGAAGGCGCGGAGCTTGCGGCCGGGGTGGCGGGCGGCGATGCGGTGGGCGGTGGTGCCGGTGGAGGCGCCGAGGTCCGCGAGCGTGCCCTCATCCGGGAGGAGCCAGTCCGCGGCCTCGGCCACGAGGTCCTGGATCGCGTCGTAGAACGGCACGGAGGCGCGGACGTGCTCGGGGAAGACACTGGCCACCTCGGGCGTGAACTCCCAGGCGCCGGTGGTGAAGCGCTCCGCGATGTCCCCGGCCGGGACGGCGGTGGGGTCAGCCGTAGATGCGGGTGTGTTCTGCACGGTAGTACCTCACGGGGTTGGGGAGGGCGCGGGTGATGAGGGGCTTCAAGCCCAGGCCGTCCTGGAACGCGACCTTTCCGCGGCGGGTGACGGAGGCGGGGAGGGCGTCGCGGTAGGCGGCGGAGAGCACGGCTTTGCGGCCGGTGGGGGTGTCGGCGTCCCGTACGACGTCCATGGGCATGGAGAGCGCCAGGGTGACCAGGTCGGGGTCCAGGAAGGGGAGGCGGCCCTCCACGCCGGCGCTCATGAACGCTTTGTTCACGCGGGGGAAGTTGCGGACGGCCTGGGCGTGGATGAGGTCGCGGCGGGCGCGGTACCAGCCGTGAGCCTGGATGCTCCGGTAGGCGAAGCCGTAGGAGGCCCAGAGTTCGTCCGAGCCCTCGCCGGAGTAGGTGACCCGGTACCCGTCCGCGCTCATCGCCTCCGCGAGGGCGAGGCACGGCCAGGCGATCTCCACCTGTGCTTTGTACGGCTGCTCAATGACCGCCAGGGCGTGGGAGAGGTCGTCCGCGGTGGGCGGCTCCACCGGGACCTCCACGAGCGTCACGCCGAGCGCTTCGGCGGTCTCCCGCGCGCACCGGAGGTCCGCGGAGCGGGGGTCCAGGACGGCGGTGTACGTGGTGAGGCCGGGGTGGTGGCGGACCAGCTCGGCGACGATGGCGGCGGAGTCGATGCCGCCGGAGAGGAGCGCGCACACCGGCACGTCGGAGATGACGCGGCGGTCTACCGCGCGGGCCAGGGCGTGGCGGAGCGCCGGCGCGGCGGTCTCGCGGGTGAGCCCGGGGTCCGGGGTGGCGGTGAGCTGGTGGTAGACGTGGCGGGTGATGGCGCCGGCGGGGTAGAGCTCCCACCACTCCCCGGGCTCCACGTCCACCACGGCTTTCCCGCAGCGCCGGCCGAGCGCGCGGAAGGCCTTGAGCTCGGAGGCCACCAGGAGCGGGAGGGCGCGGTGGACGTGGAGCGGGACCTCGCCGTGGCGGTCACGCGCGGCGTGGAGGACGCCGGGCCGGCGGGTGTCGTGCCAGGCGAGGCCGTACATGCCGTCCAGCTCCGGGAGCGCGGTGGCGGGGCCGAGGACGGCCAGGGCCGCGGCCACCACCTCCGTGTCCCCCGAGGTGCGCCAGGTGCGCCGCGGGTCGGCGGCCTCCACCAGGGTCCGCACGCGCGGGGCGTTGAACAGCTCGCCGTTGTAGACCAGGGTGACCGGGCCGTCCCGGTACGGCTGGTCCGAGCGGGCGCCGGGGTCCTGGATCGCCAGGCGGGTGTGGCCGAGGGCCACGCCGGGCTCCTGCACGGTGGCGGAGGAGTCGGGGCCGCGGTGCGCCAGGGCCTCCACCGCGGGGGTCAGGTCCACGTGGCCGGTGGCGCCGATGATGCCGCACACGGTCAGATCACCCCCCGTTCGCGGAGGGGGATGAGGACCTGGTCCCGTACGGCTGCGGCGATGTGGCTCATCATCACCGGGGGGACGGCGCGGCCGATGCGCTCCCAGCGCTGCTCATAGGTGCCGGTGAGGACGAAGTCCGGGGGGAACCCGCCGATGGCGCGGAGCTCCTGGAGGGTGAGTTTCCGGGCCTCCGCGAAGTGGGTGACGGAGGCCTTCGTGACGTTCCCGCCCTCGGCGGTGATCGTCTGGGACGGCTTGTCCGGGTCGATGCGCTTGAGCGAAAAGAACCGCTCCGAGGAGCCGCCGCGCGGGGTGTCGCGCCAGGCCTCCCCGATGGCGTACCGGCCGATGTGAATGCTCTTGCCGGTCTCTGGGTCGTGGGTGACCTCTTGGCCCTCGGCGGGGTCCAGGACGCGGAAGTGGTACGAGTTCATGGCGTCGGTGCCGACGGTGATTGCCGGGCTCGGCTTGTCGGTGACGTCGCCCTGGCCGCGGGCGCCGGAGGTGTCGTGGACGAGTCGGGGAACGGTCGGGAGGGCGTCGCGGACGGTGTACTGGTAGGGCAGCGGCCGGGGGAACGCCGGCGGGAGCTCTAGGTCCTCTCGGACGCCGACGAAGATGAGCCGCTGGCGGGACTGCGGGACGCCGAGGCGGGAGGCGTCCAGGAGCCGGGCCTCCACGCGGTAGCCGCAGGCCTTGAGCGTGGCCAGGATCTCCAGGAAATAGCCCTTCGCCGTGCCCTTGATCAGGCCGGACACGTTCTCCGCGACGAACGTGCGGGGCTGGAGGTCCCGGAGGATGCGGGCGAACTCGAAGAAGAGGTCATCGGTGCGCTGCGCGGTGTCGCTGTAGGCCTTGACCTTCCCCCACCCGGCCTCCCGCTTGCCCATGGTGGAGAACGAGGCGCACGGCGGGGAGCCGTCCCAGAGGTCCAGCTCGCCCACGGCGAGGCCGGTGGCGGCGCAGATGTCGGCGGCGGTCACCTCGCGGATGTCCCGGGTGTCCAGGACGGTGTACGGGGCGGCGTTGGCGCGGTAGGTCTCCTGGGCGGCCGGGATGAACTCCGAGGCCCAGAGCACGCGGAACCCGCCCATGCGGTAGCCGAGGGAGGAACCGCCGCAGCCGGAGAACGAGGAGGCGGCGTTGAACCCGTTCCACGGGATGGCGGCGATCTCAGCCATGGCCGGCACGCGATACGGAGGCTTCGCCATGGCGTCCAGGGCCGGGC